CCTGGGTGAATACCCATTTTATGCTGGTGAGTGAAATGCCGCACGGCGGCATGAAATTATCCGGCTATGGCAAAGATATGTCGGTCTACGGACTTGAGGATTATACGGTTGTCCGGCATGTGATGATAAAACACTAACATGTGAATAAGTGGCTGTAATATAAATTAATTATATTCCGGCCACTTTATTGTGGGGCATCTGTGGGGCATTGAAGTCAAAATTTGTGTTCAGCAGAGCTACCTGGTCTCCGTTTTGTTCCGACATCCATTTTCCATAGACGTTGAAAACCATCTGGGCATTTGTATGCCCCATCTGGTTAGCAATGAAGCTCGGGTTCGCCCCGGCACTTAATGCCCAGCATGCGAATGTATGACGCGACTCATATGCTTTCCTGTGCCTGATACCTGCTCTTTTCAGCAGATGATTCCATGACGAAGCTATCGATCCTGGTATATAGCAAATGCTTTTGGATGGGTAACGACCCGATACATTTGGATTGAACACAAAGGTACATAAGTCTGTTCTTTGCTTCCCGTACTCCCTGAGATGAACAACAATTTCGTGCTGCTCCTTCATCCGGGTAAATTGCATCTGACTTTTAAGTGCCTCGATAGCTGGCTGAGTCAGGTTAATTGTCCTTATTCCGCTTTCCGTTTTAGGTGGTGAGAAGTGATCAGAAATCGCCAGGTTTCTGTTTACCTTTATCGTCCAGTTCACGGTGTCTACATCCTCCCAGGCTAAAGCACAAATTTCACCATGACGCATACCGGTGCTCACGGCCAGCACCCAAAGATTTCTGATCTGCTGGTGATTAGTAGCCTGAAGCAGGCGAATAAACTCTTCTTTGGTGAGCGGGTCAGGTTCTGATTTTGATTTCCTGAGTGGACGAATATCAGATATGACCGAGCCATTTGTGTAACCGTTTCGCTCCGCAAACTTAAGCATTTCGAGCATCACAGCCATATAGCCGTTCACCGTTCGTACAGTTCTCCCTTTTTTATGGGAGCGCTCAAGAGTTTTACCGATGAGCTGATAGCCAGTTAGAAGTTCATGCCTGAGAGACATGAGATCCTCGTGGGTAAGTGCTGAAATGGGCATTTCATCGTCCAGAATGCGAAGGCACATTTTCACATACGACGTATACCGCATATGGGTGTTCTTCGCCAAAACCGTTTGCTTCAGGGCCAGCCATTTGTAAGCCAGTTCCGAAACGGACGCCTTCAGTTTTCGATCGTCATTTACTTGAGCTCGCGGTGAGTTAGGGAACTGGGCGGTATAGTCGAATGTGCCGGTCCTGATGGCGTAGCAAATCGAAGTCCTCAACTCCCCAGCTATCTTTCTGTTTTTGGGTGTATCGGGAACGCCAAGACTTTCACGAACCCGCTCACCCTGGTACATGAACCACAGGCGCAATGAGCCCCCGTGATTCTCAACCCCGGTTGGATATTTAGACATGCCTTTTCCTCGTTGTTAAACGCAGGGCTATTTAAGCAGATTTCTGGCGCGGGATCGCCGGTCGTTGCCTCTCAACCCAGTTATCGACTTCAAAACGGTTGTAGAGGATAGGGGAGTTGTCTTTAGGCTGAAGGTCACCGGAATAGTGCTTATACTCGCGCCCCTCAAGCCAGCTTTTTTCACGCGCTGACTTGATTGCGTGCTTGGTCAGCCCGGTTAACGCAATCAGCAGATCTTCTGATACCCACTTATTTGGTACCAGTTGAATGTTTTCGCTCATGGTCGCTCCTATGACATCGTTTTATAAAACTGCGGACCGTCTGGCGTGGCCGCGCGTAATTCGTTTTCTGGATGCACCGAATAATTTCTGTCGTCCCACCGCACCCAGAACTGCGGATGGTCACCGTCAGGATCCTGCAGACTATCCACCACGCCATGAATGCCGCCGGTCTTCTTCTGGACTATTGCGCCCACATTAAAAGCAGCCATTGCACACCTTCCGGTTCGTGAAGAAATGAGATGAGAGCGCCCAGCGCCATAAGTGCGGCGATGAGCCAGGTCATGGGGTTTGATTGCATGTTGAACTCCCAAAAAGAATGCCCTCACAGTGGAGGGCAAAATGGGGGATAACGGAGCAGTGCTTTCGCACCCAATAGCCAGCTCATAACTGGCTATCAGTTGCGTCAGGCAGAAGGGGATGGGTATGGAAGCCACTCTTCGATTCGAACGTCATCATGCTCAATGCCTTCGATCTGGAAAACCCACTGCCACTTTCCTGTGGGGCCGGAAACGCTCTGCCATTCAGCCCGCCAGGCAATAAGCACGCCCTCACCATTGAGATCGTTAACCAAAACCTGTTCATGTGTTTCTGGAAGACGTTCAGCGCATTTGATCCATGCCATATCGGTGCTGAGCAAAGGGGAAATTCGTGAGAGAAGAGTTTTCTGCGCCTCCTCAATTGTTACCGGCTCGCCGGGGCTGCCAAAAATAGCAAAGAAGTCACTTATTTCTGACTCAACGAGTTGTTTCATTGTTGCCATAATTACTCCTCATGCCGCACGCTGGGCGCGCAACTTCTTCAGGTGTTCTGCTGTTTCGATTTCTTCGGCGATCCGTTCGGCCTGTGCTTTAGTAAGCGGCTCGAATTCATGCTGAAAGCGGCCAATGCTGGCTATGCAGGTGCGACCGTTGCGGATGTAGTGGATGACTTCGTGGGTAGCGCGGAGGATTTTGCATGGCGCGCCGTGGGGATCGGCGTACCAGGTATTAGGCTGGATTATCCTGAACATTGGCTGGCCCCATTCGCAAAACTTTACGGATTTTGTTTTCGTCAACATTCAGGTCAAAGGCGAAACTTTTTACTAGTTCATCACCGTTAAATTCGCGACATGAATAACCCATGAACCATTCGCGCAAACCGGTAAACGCAGGGCCATCTTCCGGGTCATCAACAGATGCAGCTGCGGCGCTTGATACCTCTGCACAGTCGAGGCATTGTTTGAAGCTTTGTCCGCTTCTATCCCATATGCCGTGCGAATACGTGTAATGCTCGCCTGGATTAATTATTACTCCACACTCGCAGCACTTATGCTCTTTGCGGGCCTTACGCTGCTCCTGTCCAAAGACTGCTGGCATATCTCCCATCACACCACCTCCTAAGCCTTTAATCCTTCGAATTTTACGGTGGCGGCGAACATGTCCGAAGGGTCACGGAAGAACTCAATTTTGTGAATTCGTAGAATGCCAACCTTACCATTTGTAAATTTAATCAATAGGGTGTCGCCACCCTTCGGCACGGGAGCAAACAAAACCCCTACATTGCAACAATGCCCCGTTATTGAGAACTTTCTCTTTTGGTTAAAGCGATCCAGCCCATGAAGCGCATGGCCCCAAAACTGCTTTGTGTAGTCGAACTCTTTGCTATCTCCCCAGGACTCTCGGCGCAAAAACGCCATTAATCTTTGCAGCATCACAGCCCCCTTTGCTTATTCTTTAACTCGATAACACCCTGGCACTCCGCGCACGTCTGGCAGCCGGGGACGGCAGCGCGCCGAGGCTCGGGAATTGGTTCGTCGCACTCTTCACAACGCTCAGCTGATACGGCGTTGCGGTTCAGGCGGTGAGCGGAAAGGGCAGCGTTACGCTGAAGCTCTTCAATCTCTGCTGCTGTGTCGATGATGTCGGCCATGGTCAATGCTCCCGGAACTGTCGGTTAATTCGGTTGAAGGTGAACGCCAGCAATAAAAAGGGAGCCATAAGCTCCCGAGTTTTTAATATCACCATTACGGCTTCGCCCTTAGCCAGATGCAGACCGCGCCATCTTCCGTGTCGTGAATTGAACCGACAAACCAACCATCGCCGTCAGGTGTTTCTGGCTGCCAAGCCGAAATGTCATAACCGTCCACATCGGGATCGACGTCATCCTCATCGCGGTACTCCACTTTCCACTCGAGGCCGTTCTTCTCAAGCCATGCGTTGAACTCAATGGGCGAAATGGATTCGCGTCCATCGCAAAACTCATCGTAAACCGGGTGAGTCCAGTAACCGTACTGGTCGCGTTCGACGGGTAGGGCTTTAAATTCTGTTGTCATTGTTCTGCTCCGAAGCGGCGATTAAGCCTGCCTGTGTATACGACGAACTCCAGGAGGCTAACTCCCAGAGCTTCAATTTTCTTGTGATGCTTGTTGATGATGGGAGGCACCGTTTCGTTCCTGTTCGGCTTTGGCTTCTTGCGCATGGTCTGCTGGATTTCCTCGGTGCAGCGACGGCAGGCGGCGCGGATGGCGTTGTCTGTTTCTGGCGTCATAACCCCTCCATATAGGCCCGGATGAATTCAGCAGCGGCCTGTGCGTTTATGGCGTTACCATAGCCTTTGAGTCGGCCGACGCGGTTGCTGCTTGCCACTCTTGCCACCCCGGACTCGACTCGTCCCAGGCGCGCGGCAGACCCATCAACCAGCGGGAATGTGCCGGGTTCAACTGGACGCCATTTGCCATCTCGACAAAAGAGCCAGTCCGCATCTCGCCAAAAACCGTTAACCTCAAGGGGCCGGTAATCCCCGCGAAGTCCTGCAGACGCTGCTGGGTCTTGCTGCCGTCCTGTCGATACATGTTCATGGCCGCATCCACTGATGGCGATCGAGTGTTGCTCGTCGTCGGTGTTGGCCAGACCGTCAGCAAAACAGTTCCCGGTAGCTTCAGACAAACCTTTGGAGTCCTGTCTTGATTCTTCCCGCTGTAGCAATGAGTCGACCCGGTTGAGTCGTTCGCCACCGGTGTTTGCCAGCCTGTCAGACGAGCTGCTCCGGAGACGTGCTGTAAACCACGTTTCGTTTCCGGCTGCGGATTCGTGTTCGCTACCGGCGTGGGCCACCCAGTAGGCCCGCTCTCTGATGTGCGGAGCACCGATGCCCGCTGACGTAAACGGCACAAGCCCGAAGGCGTATTCCATTCCTTCCAGGTCAGCTTGTACAAGGTCGAACCATGCGTTTGCGTTACCGCTTGCAACCTGTTCGCCAAAGACATGCTGAGGTCTGCGCTCGCTGATGAGGTGGAAGAAGTGGGGCCATAAGTGCCGCTCGTCAGCAAACCCATCTCCTTTGCCTGCCGCGCTGAAAGGCTGGCACGGGCAGGAGCCGGTCCAGACTGGTTTATCGTCAGGCCATCCGGCGAGGCGCAGGGAATGAGACCAGACGCCAATTCCGGCAAAGAAGTGGCACTGCGTGAATCCTCGCAGATCGTCAGGTGTGACATCTTCAATACTCCTTTCATCAACTTCGCCCGAGGCGATATGACCGCCGGCGATCAGGTTACGCAGCCACTGAGCAGCGAACGGGTCGATTTCGTTGTAATAAGCTGCTGGCGTCATGCGGCCTCCGTCGTCTTTTTGAAGGAGTGAGCAATTCGCGCAGAAGCAATAGTTACGTAATCCGGGTTCAGGTCGATGCCGATGAAGTTGAAACCTTCCTCTATAGCTGCCCGGCCTGTGCTCCCGCTTCCCATCCACGGATCAAGCACGGTACCGCCAGGCGGAGTAATCAGCCTGCAGAGATAACTCATCAGAGCGATCGGCTTAACGGTTGGGTGGTTGTTCTTCGCGCCACTGGTACGCCCGGCACCGGCGCGCGGATCGTTAATGCCGACGCTCCCTTCTTTGCGTCCGCCGGTCATGTCGCTGGCTGACGTCGCGATAAATCTCTCGAGGCCTTCATCGCGCTCTTTCGGTTTGACCTTGGCGCAGTAGAAGAAGCGGGCAGCGCTCTTGCTGCTGTCGATGCGTGGAGTTGATTCGTGCCGCCGGTCCATTTGCCCGTAGCAATTCGCCGCACCCATTTTAGAGCTTGGCTCATTGCCGGTAAGCGCTCCTTGCTGGCCTTTGGCATCCGGGAACGCTGACACTACAGCATCGCTTCCATCGTGAATGATGTTTGCCGGCCAGCGACCCTCTGATGCCTGCTCGTAATCTGCAACAGGTTCGGTACCATCACGCTGGTGTGAAAGTAGACAGCCAGCACCGGCATTTAGCGCCTCGTCGGTAGGGATGCGGCAGGCATTGATATTGATTGCCCCGGTGCCGTGCTCAGCCATGTTCGCTGACACCGTGTTTTTGAATGGCTTGCGAGCCATGACGATCGGTTCGTGCGCAGGCTTCAGGGCAGTTCCCCAGCCATCAAAATCGCCATCGAGGTTATGAGATTTGGGGAAGCCGCTTCCGTAAATCCAGAGAATTTGGTCGCGGATTTCGAAACCTGCATCCTCTGCATTAACCACAAGGCGGTGATAGGTGCGTGATCCGCCGAACGCCAGCAGGTGTCCGCCAGGCTTGAGAACGCGCAGGCATTCCTGCCACTGTTCTACGGTCGGGACGTCGTAATCCCATTTGTGGTTCATGAAACTCAGACCATACGGAGGATCCGTAACGATGGCGTCAACTGAGTTATCCGGCAGCGTTTTAATGACGTCTTCGCAGCGCCCGACGTGGAGTTGATAGGTCATGCCGCCTCCTGCCTTTCCCGATATGCCTCAGCGAACCGCTGCGCCTTTAATGGATTGCTGACCACTTCACCCCATGGCATTAGCCAGCCGTTACCAATGAAGGGAAGGCACAGTGTGCCAACCCTGATGTCGTCGTGAGCGTGAGTCATAGGATGGACTCCATTTCGTCGATGTAGATGCCCTGAGCAATCAGTCGGCTACGGCGGGCGGCACGCGCAATGCACTCCTGCCGTCTGCCTTCTTGCGACTGCTCTATTGCGCTCCGGGTGAACAGCCGCGTTTTACCTTGCGGAGTTACGACCTTTGGCTTCGTTACCAGGTCGAAAGTGCGGTCACAGATGCCGTCCTCGTTAAGCCATTTTTTTGACTCAACGATCTGCGCTATCTGTCCGGAGCCGCGGGTGATGCCGTTGGCGACCCGGTTAAACTCGATGAGCGTTACGCCAAACTTCTCTGCGATTTCGCTGCCGGTTACCGGGCGCCCGCGCGTCTGAATCATCCAGATAACGCGTTCACGGAGGCCGGAGAAATGCCCGGTTCGCCCGGGCCTGCGGTAAAAGGGTGTGCGTTTCATGCTGCACGCTCTGTGATTTTCTGAATTTCCGATTCCAGATCTGCAAGGAAGCTCTTAACCTCAGATTCGATTTCGCGCGCCAGCTCTTCATCGAAATGAATCCGCTTCTTGAAATAGGAGAGGTCAGGCGGCAGGCGATCATCGAAACTAACGAAATCACACCATTTCCGCCCGGTGCACATCATCTGTGCATGCATTTGCAGCATGTACTGGCGCTTTGGCTCGCCAGTTTTCAGCGTTTCAAGATGGGTCCAGGTGTTTGGGCATTTGATTTCGATAAGCCCGTCGTCGTTAACAAGTCCGTCCGGGCTGGCTGCGAATCCGGGTATGGTTGGGTGATCGATGAGTCCAACTTCAGTGATTTCCGCATCGAACTCATTCAGCGCGTACATCTCACGCGCCACTGGCTCCAGTTCGGTACCGCGCATCATCGCGGCATTCGAAAACCCTTCCTCCAGCTTCCCGGTCAGCCGCTGGCAAATCAGCTCGGCCATGTAGTTCTGGCGGCTGGTGGAGTAGCCCGACTTAGTCCGGGCCATGACATCAGCCAGGCGACTGGCAGTGACCTTGCCGCAGCGCGCAGCAAACCATTCAGGGGTGCGTTGCTCCATCATTCAGCCTCCGTCTCTGCGGCATTGACAGGTTCGGCGTTGTCGACAGCAAGACTCATGTCATACATGCGTCGCTTCTCAACTGCGCCGATCACCTGCTTCTCTTCAGCGCTCAGCGCTACCCAAAACTCCTGATACTTAACGGTTCCAAGGCGCGCGGCGGACTCACCTTTTGCGATCAGATCCGGGCGGCGGCTATCTGATTCATGGCCCGCATGAACCTCTGCCGTTGTTCCTTCAATTACTCGCTCTGCCTCGTCCTGGTCGAAGATGCCAGCGAAACCAAAGGCCAGACGCGCGCACTGGATCAGCGTCTTGTGGCGAAGCATGCGGGTAGGGTGGGACTGCCATGGCTGAGTGTTGCGTTTGCACTCGCCCATGTACTCGGTGACGATGGTCGGGTGCTTACGGTCTTTGCGGTAAATCTTGCAGGTGCATGCGCCTTCCTCCTTGTCGTAAGAGAACTCCATGCCGTCAAACTGAGGATGTTCGTTGATAATGCGAGCCCATCCATCAACGCCGACGACCGGGACAATCCCGCCTTTATCTGGGAATGCGTAAATCTCTTTGGTCCATGGGTTCAGGCCGTACTGGTTGGCGACGATCAGCAGGGCTGTGAATTGCTCGTCCGTGACGTTGCCACCTTTGAACGCTGTATTCTTCAGCGTATTCATCAGGTCTGTACCGGCATCCATGCCGAGGCGTGCGGCCAGTTTCCCGGCCATGGTGGAAAGTGCAGTACTCATTGTTAAATCCCTCAAAAATTAAAACGGGCAGCCGGTACGGTGTTCCCAGTCGTATTCCGCCTGGGCGTAAGCAACTGCCGAAATGAAATCGTTGTAGGCCTCACCAGCTTTATCGCTGCGAAGTCCTTCGTATGGGCTGGAGTCAATCGGGACTGAGAAGTGGAAGAGGCCGGACGGCTCTTTTGGCATCATGTCGATGATTTGCTGCGCCCGTTCGTCGATCCACTTCTCTTTCTCGTCGTCGAGTTCCTGTTCAACCCAGCGCCGATCTTCGATGCGGTCGTAAGTGAGGTATGCGTTCATGGTTGCCTCAGTAATGAATTTTCGCGCAGGGGATCAGGTCATCTTTCAGAGCGGTAAGCACTTCGATAGCCTGTTCGCGGGTTAAGCTGGCGTGGCTGGTGAGCGCGTTAACGATGTTGGTGCCGACCGTTTTGCGGTGCTTCACGTCGGCTTCACGTTTTGCCTGCTCATCGGCGATTCGCTTCTCTTCTGCCAGGCGTTTCTCTTCTGCCTGTTTTGCTTTTAGGCGTTCAGCTTCAACCGCCATGGCCTTTTCACGTTCAGCCCGGGCTTCTGCTTCCTGCTTCTCGCGAGCTGCACGCTGTTCCGCTTCGACGCGCTGGCGCTCCGCCAGTTCAGCGCGGGCTTTCTCTTCGGCTTCACGGCGCGCTGCGGCTTCAATCTCCGCTTTGTGCTTCGCTTCGGCATCGCGGCGGGCTTGTTCTGCCGCTTCCTGTTTCAGCCGCTCATCACGTTCACGCTGAGCCTGTTCCGCCAGACGGCGCTGCTCTTCGCGGTCACGATCGAAATCCTTATTCATCAGTAGAGCCATTTCGTGGTCTGCTTCGAACTTGGCAGCCAGCTCCTGATCGAACTTGATGTTCATTTCCAGCGCTTCGGCGTGCAGAGCGTTCATGGCTTCTTCAGCCTTAATGCGTTCCTGCTCGGCCTCCCATTCGGTGAGTGGTCGGCGGGTTGCATCGCGCAGCTCGTCGCAGACATCAACGAATCGCTTAATTTCGGCCTCAGCCGGACGCACAGCCTCTTTCAGGCGCTTCAGGTACTCACGGCCCGGCTTTTCGATTGCCGTCTTGCTGCGGGACACCTGCGCCGCCAGAGAGGCGACACGGTCACGGCCTTTCTTCGTGGACAGGTCCGGCACTTCGTTTACCGCCTGGCGGATTTGCTCGAGGTAAGCGTCAAGGCCGCCCGCTACGTAAAGCGCTGGCGCCTGTTCCGGCTTGATTTCGATGACAGTTAAGTCCGTTACTTCGCTCATGGTTTCTCCTGAAATTTGGATGTGCAGATGCTGCCCGCGTAATGCCAGGCCGATCGGTTGAATAGGGTGGTTACTGCTGCGCGATGGATTTCGCCGGGAACTCGCCGTTGCGGAGGATGCTTTCTACCGGCCAGCACTCAGCTGACACTTTCTGCTCTGTAGCTGCCTGGCTGCATTCCTGTGGGCTGTCGTAAACGCCGAGAATGACATCCTGATAGTCACCGTTGGTCATTGCCACGGTCAGGACGAGTGCGAATAAAGTTTCCATCAGTGAAGAGTCCTCCCGATGGCGACGGCGTAAAGGCGCTTTGCTTCTTCCCACGCCGGAGCATTGCGATGGAGTACCGCGAACGACGCGAGCCGTTGGGCCTCTCTGATCTGCTGCTGGTTTACCATGATTTCCTCTTGGCCTTATCGCGGCGAACGGAACGGTTAATACAAGACTTCTGCGCTTGTGCGGCAAAACAAAAAAAGTGGCGGTGGATGGCCGCCGGTTGTCATAACTAAGCCGCCTCGGTGAAGCGACTGAGGTATGAAAAAAGCCGCTGGTTAGGCGGCTTACTTTTGTTTGGACTTGTGTTTTCCAGCCCACTGCTTAGCGATATAAAGGCAGTCGTCGAATATCCTCCCCTTACGACTTGCCTGAGAGCAGCGACGGTAATGATCCACAGCCATGTCCGCGCCGGTCATCGCGGCGTTCTCGTCGTAACCCAGCCTTATCAGCTCGGAAGTGATATTTTTGTGAATGAACTCCTGCGGGCTCATACCGGTAGCCCTTCGGAGAATTCACCAAGATCTGGGATGCTGAACTGCGTTAACTGAAGCGCGAGGAGAGTCGCTTCCTTAACGCGTTTTTTGTCTTTCTTACGCTGGGCGAGCAAGCCGCTGCCTTTTTGTCCGCGATGTTTGAAAGACAACTCGTCGAATGAAGCGATCTGATCGTGAATCTGCTGACCGGTAAGTTTGGCAAGTCCTGAGACATTCAATGGGGCAATCTGAATGCCAGATTCTTTTTCTACCAGGTCGAGCATCCAGATACGCAGGTCTTTGGCGACCTTGGTACGGGAGACCATGCCGATAAGGTGCGCACCTCTGGGAGAGAAAATACGCATCTCAACTTCACGTAAGCTATTGTTTATTCCATCCTTCCTCACTTTGGTCACGGTAGTCATACTATCCGTGAACTCATCTTTGTGGCGGTTGTAGATGTTGGAAACCTTATTGGCGTTTGCATATCCAAGAAGGTCGGCCAGCGCGTCTGTCGTGAACCAGATTTTCCCGTCACCGTTATCAAATGGCACGACAGTGCGATCCTGAAACGTTAACTCGCTTCCCATATTCACCTCTCTTTGTTTACCGTCAGCCCCTCGCAAAGAGCTGCTGGTAAAGATTCCCCGATGTTCGGGAACTGAGCAGCAAACCATCCCGTAGCGGCGTCCTCTTCGTGTGCTATACCCGCCACGCGTTACACACCTGCCTCAATCCCATTGGGCGCCATTTCAATTTGCCAGGAGCGCTCCGGGTGATTTGCTGCTTGACTGAATTCTTAATGAGCAGGCGACTTGCTGTCCGCCGCTGGCTAACTTCGCTCAGCTGTCGATGTTTCGTTTCGATGGATTGATAATAGCGATGAGTATTGTTTATAGCAATACGTATTGATATTGATTAATAGCTATTGCTATTAATGCGTTGATAGCTAAAGGAATTTATTTTTAAATTTTTTCGAGTGATTTAGATGGTGGTCATGCTTTGCGGCGTTGGGTATTGATGAGTGAGCTTGGAATAGGCAATAAAAAACCCAGCGTCAGGGCTGGGTTTGGTGTGGTGTGGTGTGGTGTGACACGGACAGTGTTAGCCGTGTTTTCTGTACGTTTGCGGCATGCTACCAATCACCTTACCGAACACGAGAATTCTATTCATCTCTTCTTTCTCAATCGGCTCCCACGGGCGATAGGTCTGGTTGTCGGAAATTACCAGCAGCTTGTCTTTCATCTTCTGCAGGCGCTTCACGTGGGATGTATCGTCGTATATGAAGGCGTAGATCCCATCACCATCAAAGTGCTGAACGCTTATATCAACGAATAATAAGTCGCCTGGCTCAATGGTCCCGGACATGCTGTCACCGCGAACATTGATGATTCTGATCTGCTCAGCCTTCCTGCCATTGAACATCCGGCGAGCGTCTTCGACTGAATATTCCACGGATCGTAGCACCTCTACAAACTCGCTGTTGATGGCTCCAGGCCCTGCGCTTACGTAAAAGTCTAGCGCTTCAATGCGGAATGTGTCAGTAGGTCCAGGCTCGGTTTTTGGGTGCGAAATTGCGGGCATTTGACCATCGTCACGCATCGGACCAACTCCGGTTGAAAGCCACTCAGAGCGAACGCCAAGCGCATTGGCGATCTCAACAATTTTAGTTGAGCCTCGTGCATTGCCACTGGTCAGCCTCCAGATGGTGGGCTGAGCAACGCCTGACGCCTTAGCCAAAGCGCCCTGAGACATGCCAGATAGTTCCATTGCCTGATTCAGGCGTTCTGCAAGAGTTTCTTTTTTCATGAGTTTAAATTTATACGCTTGCGTATTGATGGTCAAAACACGTTTAGCTATTGCCTAAGTCAATACGCATTGCTATTATCAATTCACACCAATACTCATAGGAATTGGAAGATGACGAATAAAACCATCCAGCGCGCCATTGATATCGCTGGTAGCCAGAAGAAATTAGCCGACCTTTGCGGTGTGGCACAGCCGACGGTATGGCGCTGGTTGCACGGTGGCGGCATTGATGCCCGCTACGTAATGAAGATTGTCACTGCAACCAACGGCAAGCTCAAACCAGCAGATATCCGTCCAGATCTCGCCCAACTGCTTGGGGCGAATAACACAGCCGCTTAACGGCGGCCTTAACAACGAAAGGGAAAGCAATGCATTCACTTACGTATCAACACAATACCGGAATACACCCGGGAGCGATGATAAACCGCGCTCAACCTAAGGCGGCGCCAGACCACGAAAAGATCCGCGATGCGGTCCGCGCATGGTCGTCGGCGCTGGACAATCAGGACGTCGTTTCGGCGCTGATCATCAACGAATACCGGGAGCAGGGCGGGACCGTTATCAGCTTCCCGGAAGACATCAGCCGGGCGCGCCAGAAGCTGTTTCGCTTCCTGGATAACCGTTTCGACTCCGAGCAGTACCGCGAGAACGTGCGCCAGCTGACGCCAGCAATCATGGCGGTCCTGCCGGTTGAATATCGCACTCGCCTGATCGGTGCAGATTGCAAAATGTCTCGCCTGGCTGAAGCCGAGAAAGAGCTCGCGGAGGCTAAGCAGGCAGTGCTGCTGGACGCTCCAGAGCATCAAAAGCTGAAAGAGGTAAGCGAGGGTATAGCGTCGCTGTTCCGCCTCATGCCGGAGCAGGTAGGGCCTCTGATGACGATGGTTACATCGATGCTGGGGGTTATGTGAGAACTACAGAAATGGCGAAAGCCGCGGTGCTCGAACACCAACGGCTTTCTGGTGCAACAAACGCTAGTCAATTGCGAGGTCATTATGACAAACGCTAATCCAAAACGCCAGGCGCAGGAGGTTTAACTGTGTCGAACGTCGCTTACGCTAATTTCGCGGCACACTCAGCCGCAAGGAGCAACAGGATGGAGAACCAGAAGTCTGGTTACGTCCCGTTGTACCGGAGCATCAAGAAGAAGTCCTGGGCTAAAGATGTGTTCCTGCGCGCACTGTGGGAAAACCTGCTCATTGACGCGGCCAGACAGCCTTATACGGCATTCTTCAAGGGCAAACAATGGCCTCTGCAACCCGGTCAACTGGTCGTCACTGCTGCGGATCTTGGCCTTCAGTTGTGTGACCGTCAGGGCAATCCGACAAGCCGCGATGCAGTGGAGAGAATGCTGTCTGTTTTCGTCCGCGAAGGGATGATTTCCATTGAAGGAGAGAAGCGAAAAGGCAGAGTGATCACCATCACGAATTACGTCGAATATGCTCAAAAAATGGACGATTTACCCGCACATAAAGCCGCACATACAGGCGCACATGACGAAGTCAGTAATGGCGCGGGTTCAGATGGGTATGCCGCACATAAGGCCGCACAATTCCCCGCACATCATGAACAAGAAGGTAATAACAAGAATATAAATAACTCTACGTCCGAGAATTCTGACGAATCCTCTGACAAGCCAGGAAAGAAACCTCCTGTCATGAAACCTGAAGCGGCAATTCAGAGCGGCACAAAGTGGGGTAACTCAGAAGACCTTCGCTGTGCAGAGTGGCTCTTCGATGTCGTGCAAAGCATCTCTTCGTCTGCCAGAAGACCTAACTATGCGGCATGGGCCAATGATATTCGCCTGATGCGGGAGCGTGACCAGAGAACTCACAAGCAGATCGCCACGTTGTTCAAGTGGGCCTGTGAGGACAGCTTCTGGAAGGGGAATGTGCTTTGCCCATCGACACTGCGTGAGAAGTGGACGCAGCTCGATATCAAGCGCACGAAACAAATCACTGGTGAAACTGTGTCGACAGGCAAAAAGCCAGAGCTCGACTTCAACAACACTGACTGGGCCTATGAGGTGATGCGATGAAATCTCTTGCAGAGCAGATGCACAACCACGACCGCGAGCAGATGAGCCGCATGGCCCATAACCTGCCAGAGCAGTACCAGGAGCGTGCGCCGGTCGAGCAGGTGGCTCAGGTATTCAACAAGCTGTTCAACGAGCTGCGCGCCGCGTTCCCGGCCAGCATGGCAAATTTCCGCACTCAGGACGTCCTGAACGAATTCCGCCGTCAGTGGCTGCTGGCGTTTCAGGAGAACGGGATCCACTCAATGGCCCAGGTTGATGCAGGTATGCGCATTGCCCGCCGCCAGGAACGACCATTCCTGCCGTCGCCGGGCCAGTTCGTCGCCTGGTGCAAACAGAGCGGCGGGGCGCTGGGTATCACCGTCGACCAGGTGATCGCCGAATACTGGGACTGGCGTAACCGCTCGTTCGAATTCACCTCCAGTGAGCAATTCCCCTGGTCGCAGCCGGTCATGTACCACATCTGCGTTGAGCTGCGCCACCGCAGCACAGAGCGCCAGTTAACGCATGGTGAGCTGGCACGCGAGGCGGGCGATCTGCTGGATATGTGGGAGAGGCGCGTCACCGAGGGCAAGCCAGTGCCGCCGGTACGCCGGGCAATTGCAGCACCGGCATCCGAGCACGGGCCGACTCCTATCCAGTTGCTTCAGGCCAAGTACAACCGCAACAAATCTAACGGGATGGTGTGAGATGAAAGGCAAACAGGCAATTCTGCGTTATCTCGAAACGCACCGGACCTTCACCGCGAAGGATGTGGCCACAGAGTGTGGCATGACCATCAACTGCATCACGAAGAACGCCATCGATCTGGAGCGGGCCCGCAAGATTGTGCGTGTGAGCAAGGTCTGGCGAACGGTGACATATCGTCTGGCTACGCCGGAAGAGCAGGCCGGTACCGCTCGCAACTGCTCAAACGGAATATTTCAGGAGTGCCGGAACAGTCCGGCGATGAAGCGGGTATTAATGGTTTGGGGGAGGGTAGGGGTATGAGCATCAAGCGTTATGAAGTTAATGGTCCATCTTCAGTATTTGAAGATGAAAACGGCAGTCTTGTGGATTACAAAGACTTTGCAGCACTCGAGCAGCACCTCATCGAGTCAGAGCGCTACGGCCGCCAGACTGATATCACAATCGATAATCTGGAGCTGAAGCTGGCGCAGATGGCTGCGGAGAATGCGGGGCTGAGGGCAGCCTTGCGCCCATCAGACATCCCGTGTGAGTGGACGGATGCATTTGGCGACACTGCAGTAATTGAGCATGACGCGACAGGAGACAATCAAGGGCATTCAGTCTCATGGTCGTGGGTTGGTAATCAGGAAGAGGTTATCAAATCAGTCCTGCTTGCGGTCGATAACGGCATCGAAACCCCAGCCACTGATGCCTTTCTGGATGAAGTGCGGGCAGGCGCGGTAGATGAAGTTTGCCTGAAAATTAGCAACGCAATTGTTAATTGCTATCAGGACGAACAAGTTGGGCTTGATGCAGCAGCAACTATCTGCGGAGACTTCGCCGAACAAATTCGCAAAGGAGTGCAGTCATGAGCAAAGCAAAGGCGTTACAGCCGAAATTCAACGTCGGTGAGGTGGTTAATTACACCGATCGCCAGAACAGAAAACAGAGTGGGAAAGTGATTCATATTGAGGGCAAATGGACCGCATTTGGCAGTGTTTACCTTATCTACTCCATTCAGCACCCTAGTTACCGCAATGGCCAGATTCACTGCGGGGAAGATGTCATCGAAGGAGTCGCCCAATGAGCAACATCGACAAACGCGCGACAGAGCTGCTGATTGAAAACGGCGAACTTGTTGCTGACACGCTGAGGCATTTGGCTGATAACGAAATCGACTCCGACTACTTTGCTATTTGCCACACCAACGAAAACGGCACTGAAATTGAATGCGAGCTGGCGATTACCGATTACGCGCGCCAAGCAGCTGGAACCGTTGATGAGCTGGTAAATGCGCTGGAAGCCGCAGAGAAGCGGATTGCTGAGGTTGAATCACAGCGGCGAATGGCTTTCATGGCCTGTAATCGGTGGGCAGATAAGTTCAGAGAGGCAGAGAAGCGGGTTGCTGAGCTGGAGGTTCTCGCTACCTCGAAGCGACCATACCAGATGGAAGGAGGTAAATGGGGGTGCTCCGTGTGCCATAAGCGCCATCACGAGAACGCTGTTGACGCTGCATTATGCTGTGCCGCAGCCGGTAAAGGAGAGGCATCTTGAACACAATGACCAAACAATGGCTGCAGCAGAAAATTGCCGACATGGAAGCTCGCCGTGACGACCCATGGCTCGGGCTGGATGAAGACGACAGCAATAATCTGGAGGCTCTACGTATCGCGCTGGCATCGCTCGAAGCGGAGGCTGTAGCGCAGGTTCTCTCAAGTCGAGCGGGTAACGATACATCAACGATTGATAAAGCGCTGCCAGAAGGAACCTCGCTCTTCACCTCCCAGCCAGCGCCGGTAGCTGCGCCAGATGAAATCTACGCAGAGCTTTATCAATTGCGCGAAGAAGTAAAAGGCCCAGATGGATTCAATACCTGGCGCGATGCTGCGACTGCCGAAAAGGTATTGCGCTTAAGCATGGAGCGTGACGCTTTGCGCTATCGTTTCCTGCGAGACAAGGATGCTTTCGGGGATGAAAACGAACCTGGGCTGGCTAGTTGGGATGACATGGCAGAGATGGAATATAACGAGTTTGATGCTGCCGTGGATGCGAGAATGAACGACGCAGACATGCCGCGATACAGCTTCACGCAAGGGAAGATGGTAGAGAATGATGTAGCTGCATCAGAAAAGAAAGCCCCAAATGAAAGGTATAAACAAATTTCAGACATCGACTATCTGGGTGCCATGAGCGCTTTTCATTCAGATGAGTGGCATAAAATGGGGCCTATTACGGCGTATATGCACGGATTTAACGCCCGCCGCGCCGCCATGCTTCAGGGTGCCGAACCTGTAACGACGGCTTACAAGTTGCGCGACGCAGTGGAAACCATTCGCAACTCTGGCATTGAAATCAACGCTGAGAAAATATTTGCAGAGCGTGATGCTCTCAACGCCCCAGACTGCTGGTGTCGAACCTGCCGCCCTATAACCCTTACTGACATGCGCTTTGTCGTCTGCCCTGATTGTGGCAACAAACGCTGCCCGCACGCCAATGACCATCGGAATGCATGCACCGGAAGCAATGAGCCAGGTCAGGAAGGTAGCGCGTATCCAGCAGCACCGAAGCAGGAGGTGAAGCCGTGAGCAATCACATCATCAAATATGACTATCGTGACGGCGTAAAACTTTCGAAGCATGAAACAGAAACATGGTGCGGACATAAGCCTCAATTTTTTGACTGGTTGTTTCAGGACGCTCAGCATGCACTGTTGAGCATTGAGCAGTGCTCATTGCAGGTGCCGTGCAAGAAGTGTCTGGCTGCAATCATCAAAACGGCGCAGGAAGTGAAGTGATGCCTAACCCATTCGACGCATAACAAACAGGCCTCTTCGGAGGCCTGATTAAACAGCACGAAATGTTAATAAAGGAATGCAGTAAAAGCCCACTATTTCTACATAACCCGTTGAAAAGGAAATCAAATGACTACCATCGTAATAGCCAATGAGGTGCAAGAAGACAAGATTCACAAGATAGAGGAATTGTTACATGACGTAGCGCTACGTGACGTCAACTGGAACGGCGCGCAGTTCGAAATTGAGCGCGGAGAATTTACCTGCATTCCGGAAGATGAAAGCGCTGACGCTGTAAAATTGCTCAAAAAAATAGAGAGCATAATTCACGGATATTGACGCTCTATAATTTGATTTCCAATAATCATCCAGCCATAATCATGTCATCGGAGCCTGAACAACTCCGGTGACTTCTGCGCATTTAAGGGGACTTAAATGCGACCACAATCTGAACTCCTCACCTTGTCACAGATGCAGAAATGCACCTGCGATTTTCTGCATTCTGCGTTACCTCTCGGAGGTGGCGTATGAAGCAGCACTACTGCATCGTCAACGATACCGTTAAAGACAACCTCATCGCGTACATTCGCACCCTGCCGGTAAACCCTCGCGCGCCGATGGTGGTCGAGGCCCGGGAAGAGACCCGCACAGACAAGCAAAACCGTCTAATGTGGCCCCTGCTGAAAGACCTGTCCGACCAAGTTGTCTGGCACGGCGAAAAGCTTACCCGCGAAGAGTGGAAGGACCTCATCACCGTTCTGGTGAATCAGACTCAGGACCAGGAGCAGAAATCCGCGCCGGGCATCAACGGCGGCCGCGTTTATTTCGGCGTCCGCACATCCAAATCCAGCAAGCGCTACATGGTCGACGTCATTGAGGCGATTTACTGGTTTGGTACCGACCGCGGCGTGAAGTTCTCTGAAGCATCCAATAGGCGCATCACCTGGGCGCAAGAATGGAGGGCTTCCCGTGGGTAGTCCTCTCGCACGCGTCATCACAAACGAAATCTTCCGCGTTCCGGCGCGCCGCCAGCGTAAGCCCGCGGTTAAGCCGTCCGAAATCCCGACCCTGAAAGACTACACCGCCAGTCTGGTGGATCAGAAATGGCTGCGTCTTGCGGCACGGAGGTCGCATGGCTAAGTTACCGCGCCGCAAGTGCGCCCATAAAGCCTGTCGCCAGTGGTTCCACCCGGTGCGCGACGGGCAGGTAGTTTGCTCATTCGAGTGCGCCAGCGCGATCGGCAAAGAGCAGACCGCAAAAGCCCGCGAAGCCGCTAAGCAGAAGGAAGCGCAGCGTCAGCGCACCGAAGAGAAGGCAGGCCGCCAGCGCCGTAAAGCGCGATTGGCAGAGCTCAGACCTAACGGTTACTACAAGGCGCAGGCTCAGCAAGCATTCAACGCCTACATCCGCGCCCGTGATGCTGGTTTGCCATGCATTAGCTGTGGCGAGACAAACCCGCCTGACCTGCATGGCGGACAGTGGGACTGCGGCCACTTCAAAACGGTCGGCGCGAACCCTGAGCTGCGCTTTGAAGAGCGCAACGCCCATAAGCAGTGTAAATCGTGTAATGCCGGAGCGGGCAAATACACCGCCAAAGAGGCGACGGTCGCGCAGCAATACGAATCTGGCCTGGTCGCTCGTTACGGGCAGGATTACGTGGACTGGCTCAACGGCCCCCACGAAATGACCAACTACCGCCGGGAAGACTTCATCCGGATCCGGGATGAGTACCGCGCCAAACTCAAAGCACTGAAACAGCGGGAGGCCGCATGAACCACGCCGACTTCCTCCGGTACCAGGCAGAAAGCGTTAAGCGCGCCAGCATGCCACCAGTAGCAAAGCACAGCAAGACCAAAACCAACCAGCCACAGAAGGAAGCCGCATGAACAGTCAGCAACTGGAATACGTACGTCAGCAGCTCATTGTGGCGACCGCAGATCTGAGCGGGGCGACGAAAGGGCAGTTGGTAGCTTTCGCAGAAAACGCGCAATTCACCGCGACGGCGCGCAGCCGGGGCCGGAAGAAAATCATCGACTCGGTCACTGGCCGAAAAGTTAACCCTGACGGTCCGGCGATGAGCGGCAGCCAGTCTCGCGCGAAGGGCTCTTCAATAGCGCTGGTGGGGCCGGTTGAGTTTGTTACCGCGTCATGGCGCCGCGCAGTGCTGTCACTGGAAGAGCACCAGAAAGCATGGCTGCTCTGGAACTACAGCGAGAATATCCGCTTCGAATACCAGGTGGCGATCACTCAGTGGGCGTGGGCAGAGTTCCGTGAGCAGCTCGGTGCGAAGAAGGTGGCCGGCAAGACGATGGAGCGCCTGAAGAAGCTGATATGGCTGGCGGCTCAGGACGTCAAAGCGGAGCTGGCGGGCCGTGAGACGTATGAATATCAGGCGTTGGCGGAGCTGGTGGGCGTAACACCAAAGAACTGGTCAGAGACGTTTACGGACCGCTGGGTTGAGATGCGTCGCATCTTCCTGCGCTTGGACAGCGGAGCTTTGTTGCAGGTTACGCGATCACGTTCACAACAAAAGGCGACTAATTTCGACAGAAGTCTTGCAAAACTGGATTGAAACGCATATATTTCATGTAAATCTGATATCGTCGCAATAGCTTTGATTGTCGACACAAAGAATTCAAGCCCGAGGTTAACGCCTTGGGCTTTTTCGTATCTGGAACTCTGGCGTAGATGGTTCGCGCGGATGCCTGAAGAGCATTAGGAGATGGTTCGATCCCATCGGGTTCCACCAAATTAGCCGGTCTAGTTCAGTGGCAGAACGGCAGCCTTGTAAGCTGCGCGTCAGAGGTTCGATTCCTTTGCCCGGCACCAGAACCCACTGCCTGGGACCCTTCGGCCATAGAGCCGGCATTGCCTTACCCCCATATTGCCCGCCTGTCGCGGGCTTTTTTATTTCGGCCGCAGACAATCAATCACAGATGCCCCGTAGCTATCGTGTCTGACGGCCTTCCCCACTACACGAACAGCACCCGCATACAGCGAGGTGAGAGCATGTATCGCATGGAAAAAATAACCACTGGTGCTGCCTATGGCGCTTCAGCCGGGAGCATCCTAAACGGCATGCTTAATGCCTACAGCCCCGAGCAGTGGAACGCTATCGGCGTGCTGGTGGGCATCATCATTGCCGTACTGACGTATCTGACGAATCTCTATTTCAAGATCCGCGAAGACAACCGCCGCAGCAGGAGCCGAGATGAACCCGACACTCAGGAATAAGCTGGTGGGTGCCATTGTTGGCGGATCCGGAGCCATCACCATTGCTGCAGTAATGCTGGGCAATGCGGATGGGCTGGAAGGGCGACGCTATTACGCCTATCAGGATGTTGTCGGCGTCTGGACTGTTTGCGATGGGCACACAGGCACAGACATTCGCCGCGGTCACCGCTACACCGACAAAGAGTGTGACAACTTGCTAAAGGCAGATCTGCGAAAGGTGGCAAACGCCATCGACCCGCTGATTAAGGTTCGCATCCCTGAACCTACCCACGCCGCGCTTTACTCCTTCACCTACAACGTTGGCTCTGGTTCCTTCGCCAGCTCAACGCTGCTGAAGAAGTTGAACGCCGGTGATGTACCGGGTGCCTGCAAAGAACTGCAGCGCTGGACGTATGCCGGTGGCAAACAGTGGAAGGGTCTGATCACCCGCCGCGAGATAGAGCGTGAAGTTTGCGAATGGAGCCAAAAATGAGAGTGGCATTACTGGTAGCTTTATTCATGCTTACGGCCTGTGATCGTGGCCCTGAGCCAGCAAAATCAACAATGGCTGTTTCCTCTCAACTGTCCTCTGACGCAGACCGCATTAAGGTGACCAAAATGTCAGAGTTCAGGGATACCCTGGCTTACGATAACTGGCGTGGCGTATACCTCATTCAGGATCAGCAAACCGGGAAGGAATACATCGGCATAAGCGGTATCGGCATTTCTGAAGTAGGTTCGCATACGCAACTGGTAGGCAAAGTTCAGCAATCCGTAAGGGATGAGCGATGAGCCGATTAACCGCAATCATCTGCGCTGTCGTTATCTGCCTGCTGGTTTCCATGGCCTGGGCGATTAACCACTACCGCGACAACGCCATCACCTACAAAGACCAGCGCGATAAGGCGACGGTCCGGGCAGACACATCAGAGGCGATCACCAGCAACGTGATCACCACGATGAACCTCATCCGTGACATCTCACAGGCTACCCAGAATGCAAAGAACGAACTGGCCCAAAAAGGCGAGACGCGCATTGTCTACATCAGGCAGGCGCTTGAAGGCGATCCGTGCGCTAACCAGCTTGTTCCTGCTGCAGCTGCTGACAGCCTGCGGGAACACGCAGACAGTTTACGTTCCGGCCCCGCTGGTACCGATAAGCGCTGACCTGACAGCAGACACACCGGTCCCCGGGATGGTGGTTCCGTTCACATGGCAGGCAAGTCTGGAGTTAAACGCTCAACTCTACACGGCGCTGGGGCAGTGCAATCTGGATAAGGCGGCAATCCGCAAAATCGAAGAGGTAAGGCAGCATGCAAAATAATCAATGCACACAGGGTTTCGATAACCCATCCAAGTTCCGCGAGGAATGGGACAAGCAGACAGAAGGGAAATAGCTCAATGGGTACTTTTTCAAGGGCTGGAAAGTAATGCTCCTGACCAAGGATGGGCACGATTCAGGAAAGGCACCTGAGCAGGTCGGCTGGCAGAGCAGCAATGAGCCAGACATTCGCGATGGAGTGCTGATTATTAAAAATGGCCTGGACACCCACGGTGTACCCCTCAGCATTATTCACGGCTTCAGCATCGAAGCTGTAAAGGCTGAATGACATTACAGAAGCTCTTCACCGAGGGGCTTTGATAATGATCTGTGTAACCCCGCAAGGATGGTGATCACATCTTGCTGACGGGTAAGCCGTAAGTGGCTAAGCACTTCTGAGAAGCAGGGCAACAGCTGCGACACGCGGAGAACGAAATGGCTACCGTCTACCGAATCACAATCACCAAAAAATCCAAAGAGTCCTTCACTGGGCTCATGACCCGAAGCCAGCCAGAAATCGTCAATGGTTATGTCGCTCTGGCAATGGATGACGGCAAATGGCGCTACTTCAGCCAGGACAGCATTGATGACTTCCTGTTTGAGCCTGTAGAGCAGCCAGCAGAACCAGAAACGGAGTAACGAATGAGCAAACCGGACTGGGAGGCCATCGAGACGGCGTACCGGGCCGGAGTGATGTCCCTCCGAGAAATAGCATCACAACACGGTATCAGTGAAGGCGCTATCCGTAAGCGCGCAAAGCGTGACGACTGGTCGCGTGACCTCAATGCGAAGATTCAGCAAAAGGCTGATGACCTGGTACGCAAGCAGGAGGTACGCAAACAGGTACGCAACGAAAGCACTTTGACCGAACGCGTACTGATTGAGGCGACCGCCGAGGTGATTGCCACGGTACGCATGGAGCACCGGGGAGACATCCGACGGGCTCGCGAACTGACCAACATGCTATTCGATGAGCTGGCAGGAGAGTGTGGCGACGTGGCCGCGCTTGAGATGCTCGGTGATCTGATGCGCCGTGAGGACGATAAAGGTCAGGATAAGCTCAACGATCTGTACCACAAAATAATCAGCCTGCCTTCCCGCGTTAAATCCATGAAAGACCTGAGCGACAGCCTTAAGACGCTGATCGGCCTCGAACGTGAGGCGTACAGCATCGAGAACAAGGCTGAAACGAAAGAGGTCACCCATAACGTCATGCTGGTCCCAACCAGTGACAGCGTGGACGACTGGGAAGCGGCAGCACAGAAACAACAGGGCGGGGTGCTCGGTGGATGAATTACAAAGCTGTATGGAAGCCTCTGCCTGGATCGCAGTCTCTGGCTCTGAGTTGCCCGTGTAACGAAATCCTGTTCGAAGGCACTCGCGGCCCGGGAAAGACCGCTGCGCAGTTAGCCAGATTCCGGCGCAATGTCGGCGTGGGCTATGGCTCGTTCTGGCGCGGCGTCATCTTCGACACCGAATATAAGAACCTTGCCGACATCATCACTCAGTCGAAACGTATGTTTCGTCTGTTCAACGACGGCGCTCGTTATCTGTCATCAGCAAGCGAATTGCGATGGGTGTGGCCTACTGGCGAGGAGCTGCTCTTCCGCTTCGGCAAAGAGGCTGACGACTACTGGGATTTCCACGGGCAGGAATTTCCGTTTATCGGCTTTAACGAGCTGACGAAACAACAGTCCCCAGAGTTCTACGAAATGATGTTCTCCTGCCGACGCTCATCGTTCAGGCCGGAGAACTACCCGCTGGATAATGGCAAGTTACTTAGGCCAATCCCGCTGGAGACGTTCAGCACGACCAACCCATTCGGCATCGGGCACACCTGGGTGAAGAAGCGCTTCATTGAGCCAGCGCCGCGCGGAACCGTGCAGCGTGACATGCAAATGGTATTCAACCCGCAGACTGAGCGAGAAGAGGAAATCACGCTTACCCGCGTGGCCATCCACGGATCATTCAAAGAGAACCCGTACCTCGATCCGCAGTACATCGCAACCCTGATGGCAATCAAAGACCCGAACCGACGCAAAGCATGGGTAGAGGGCTCCTGGGATGTGACCAGTGGCGGACGCTTTGACCACCTGTGGAATGAGTCGTTGCACGTCATTAAGCCGTTCCGCATACCGGATAGCTGGACCGTCGACCGCTCCCATGACTGGGGTGAGTCGAAGCCGTTCTCTAATCTGTGGTGGGCGCAGGCTGATGGCACCGCCGCTGAGTTACCTGATGGTCGGCAGTTCTGCCCGCCAGCAGGGACGATAATCCTGATCGGAGAATGGTACGGCTGCCCGCCTGACGAGCTGAACAAAGGCCTGAATATGTCATCCACCAACGTTGCGAAAGGCGTGGCGTGGATTGACAAGCGGCTGGTGGGCGAAGAAGTCGACGAGCCGGAAGAGATTCAAATCGACGGTGTCACGCAGGGCCAGCTTCACATCATGCCGGGCATCTGTAGCGAAGTGATTCCCGGTCCAGCTGACGGGGCGATATTCAACACCGGCGATAACGAGTTATCGATCGCTCAGAAGATGGAAGCACAGGGCGTTACCTGGTTGCCAGCTGATAAAAAGCCTGGCTCCCGCATCAACGGCGCATCTCTTTTTGCGGATATGCTCGAAGCGGTGGTTGAAGGCGTGAAGCTGGAATCAGGTATGCCTGAGAAGCCAGCATTCTACGTTTTTGACTATTGCCGTGGCTGGATAAGCCGCATTCCGGTGCTCGTTCGTGACGACAAAAACCCTGATGACGTCGACACCCAGCAAGAAGATCACGACTGGGATGGAACACGTTATCGCGTACTGCATTCACCACAGAAAATCACCGGCATGTTGGTGCGCTCGCGCTGACGGAGGAAACCGTGAACGAAAGCGAAATGAATAAACAATTTGCCGCAAATGCCAGCCTCGATCGTGATCGTATGCGCTACGTTAACGCTCTGTTCAATGGCACCAGTAATACGAAGCGCCAGCGCCTTTACCAGGAGTTTGGCTATCCACTGAACCTGACGTTCGACGACTTTTTCCGGGCCTACAGCCGCAATGCGATTGCTAACGCTGCTGTTAACCGGATGGTAGATGGCTGCTGGGAGGACTTCCCGGATGTCTACGAAGGTGACCAGACGAAGGATGCCACCCAGCAAACGGAATGGGATAAGCGCGTAAACAAGCTGCTCAAGCGTTGCTGGAAGCAGATTAAAGGCGCTGACAAGCGCAACCTCGTGGGGCGCTACTCTGCGCTGCTGATCCAGGTAAAGGACAACCGGACCTGGGATAAGCCGGTCGATAAGATTGTTACTGCCAGGCAGAAGGAAAAGGCATTAGTTAAGTTGATCCCGGTGTGGGAGGCACAGATTGAGCCTGTCACTTACAACGAAGATCAGAGCAGCGAGAACTACGGTGACGTCACCATGTACTCGTTTACTGAAATTCCCGTACAACATCAAGCCGGCGGTCAGCCCGGGCGCATTATCAACGTCCATCCTGACCGCGTGATTATCCTTGCTGAAGGATCCGATGATGGCCGCCTCTACTCTGGCGAATCACTGCTAGCCCCTGGCTTCCATAAAATTATGGACGGCGAAAAGGTTACAGGTGGTGCCGCCGAGGGGTTCTTCAAAAACGCAAGCCGTCAGCTCAACTTCAACTTCAGTGCCAAAACAAACTTCTCAGCTCTTGCTAAGGCTCTCGGGGTTTCAGAATCTCAGCTATCCGAAGCCCTTGATGGGCAGGTGCGACGCCTTAACGACAGCTCTGATAGCGCTGTGATGATGCAGGAGGGCGATGTCAGTGTGCTTTCGGTTGCAGCGGCAGATCCTGAACCCACGTGGCGAACCATCCTGAATGAGTTTTGCGCCACCGTGCCGATCCCGGTCAAAGTCCTGGTAGGCATGCAGACGGGCGAGCGGGCCAGTACTGAGGATGCGAAGGACTGGGCTAAGACCCGAATGAGCCGGCGAACCGGCTTCCTGACAGACCTGATAACGGACATCGTTACCCGATTCTGGGAGTTTGGCTTTATCTCTCCAGCGGCAGGTGAGGAAATTACCGTCGGATGGTCTGATTTGCTGGCGCCGAGCCAGGCAGAGAAGATTGCCAACATGGACAAACTTGCGGACGTGGCGGTGAAGTCGACGAACGCCTTTGGTCGCTCAGCTATCACAGAAAATGAGATACGCGCGGCGGGCGAACTGCAAGCCCTGCCTGAACTTGATGACGAGGTGCCGCCAGATGGCAATAAGCCAAAGCCTGACCCACTGGCCGACCCAGAATCAGAAGCCGAAAAGTCCGGTGATACCACGGTCGAAAGTTGACCCCACAATGTCGCGTAAATCCTTCAGCAGAATGGGGCGCGACATTGAGGATAGGTATTACGCGATAAAGGTGGCGCTGAAAGCTCTGTTTGACCAGCGCCTGACCGGTAGAGAGCGCGAGGTAAACAGCCATAACTGGCACTTCCTTTGCCACGACAACGGCGCGGACATGCGGCTCTACCAAGTCAACGCCGGCAAGTTCATCTACGACATGTCGGCGCAGGAACTGGCGGATTTGCTGGAAGCGGTGCAAGGCATTCTCGATGATTACCTGCTGGAAGGTGGCGAGCAAAACCTGTGGGCGATGGATTACGTCGTTGCAGAAGCGCAGCGCGGCACGCTGGAGGCGTTCAATAATCTCTCGCAGCAGTCGCAGGTGTACGCCAGCCAGACGACGCTACAGCAGCTTTTAAGCAGTCCCGGTTATCTGAACCAGATATCGGCGGCCAGGCTGACAACGTTCAGTGACTGGAAGGTCATCAGCGACACCGCCCGCGGCGACCTGACAAACATCATCACCGACGCGGTAGCGCGCGGCGTGAATCCACGCGAGACGGCCAGCGTCATCAGCAAGCGTCTTGACGTATCGATGTCGAAGGCCAAAACCATCGCTCAGACTGAGCAGGTCGGCGCGCTGCGGCAGGCTCAGTGGAACGAAACGGACTGGGCTTCTGACCGGCTGGGGCTGAATACCGGCCTGCTGTGGTTGTCAGCGCTCAAACCTACGACGCGCACCTGGCACGCCAGCCGTCACGGAAAGGTCTACACCACCGAAGAGGTGCGGGACTTCTACGCCGAGAGCGGCAACAGGTACAACTGCTACTGCAGCCAAATCCCGGCGCTGCTCAACGATGACGGCAGCATCTTCAATGAAGGGCTGGCTGATAAGTTGGCGAAAGAACGCAAGCAGTGGACCGCTAAGGAGGCCGCTTAATCATTTTTTACATGGATAGCGGTAGCTCATGTAAAGCATGATTATTGAGCTTGCCGGTTTATCCCTAAAGCTTGGGTTGCTCCTTAGATAACCACCGACCATGTCGGCGATCTGGCCTCTGGTAATTTTGTCATCAGTACACGCAACGGTACCTTCCATGGCATCCCATACGCCAGTAACGTAGCCCAAATATTCGTTTGCATCACGAAAGTCTTTATCTGTGGCAGACGATTGCTCTGCACGCAAAGAGGATTTGTATAGCTCATATAAATCATTACCTGTCATGAATTCAGCGTGAGCAGGGATCGTCACAATAAACGCTAAAGCCAATAACCATTTTTTCATTTTATTAATCCAAAGGGTTAAACATGAACCTTACCAGTATTCATGTTAAATCCCTCGCCATCAACGCCTCCAACATCTCAACGACCACCATCAACGGCCAGGAACACTACGTCATTCGTGGTGCGGTTCCGATCGTCGATGACATCGTGATGAATGGCGGCCTGTACCCGGCGGAGGAGATTAACAACAGCTACCAGACGATGGAGCGCAAGTTAATGCCGATCGGCCACCCGATGGTGAACGGCAAATACGTCAGCGCCAACGACCCGCAGGCGGTCAATGATTACTACGCCGGAGCGTGGGCTCAGAACGTCAGCAAGTCCAACGATAAGGTCGTGATGGACGTTTACGTCAATAAGGCTGTGGCAGATACCAAGCCTGACGGTAAGCGCCTTATTCAGCGCCTGGACGACATGATTTCCGGCAATAACGCCGACCCGATTCATGTCTCTACCGGTCTGCTGCTAAACAAAGAGCAAAAGACGGGAGAGTCAAAGCAGAAGAAGTACTCGTGGGTCGCTCACAACATGCAGTTCGACCACATCGCCATTCTGCTGGACGAGCCGGGGGCCGGGACGCCGGAACAGGGTGTCGGCATGTTCGTGAACGCTGACGGGCAAGAGGCCGATGTTGAATCGACGAGCCTCATCGATGCCGCCAACAGCATGAAAGACGGCTGGTGGAACAAGGTGAAGTTCTTCATCAGCAACGCTTCAGAGATGTCATTCGACGACATCTACCAGGCGCTGCGCATGTCCATCAAACAGGACGACAAAAAGTGGCGCTACGTCGTCAGCGTCTGGCCTGACCATTTCGTTTACGAAGAGGATGGTGAAAACGCCAAGCCGAAGCTCTTCGACCAGAAGTACCTCATCTCTGACAAGGTCGTAACGCTTGTCGGCGATCCAGTAGAAGTCGTGCGCAAACCAACTGAGTACGAAGTCAAAACCAACGGAGAAATAAACCCGATGAAAGAGAAGATGATCGCCGCGCTCAATGCCGCAGGCGTTAAAACCGAGGGGCTGACCGACGATCAGGTCTGGGATGCCTACAACCAGCAGATGCAGAAGAAAGAGGGTGGCGGCGACCCGGGCCAGGCTCAGATTAACTCTGACGCCATTACTGCTGCAGTAAATCTGGCGCTGAAGCCGCTTACTGATGAAATCAGCACGCTGAAATCTCAGCTGCAGGCGAACGCTGAAAGCGAACTGAAAACCAAACGTGACGCTGTTAAAGCGAAATTCTCGTTTATGACCGAAGCAGCGGTTAACTCCCTGTCCGGCGACGCGCTGAACGACTTGTACTCACAGTGCCAGACCAGCACCGGTCTGAACCCTGCATTCCAGGGGAATGGCGCTCAGAGTGAAATCCTTAACATGGAGGCACCTGAATAATGGCTCTCGCACCTCGTTTCCATACCGTAATCGCGGGCCCGGCCCGTAAGAATGACCCGCAGGTCATTGAAGCAATCATGGCGGCGGCCGTGAAGCCCGGCTCACTGGTGATGCTCGACAGCACCGGGAAACTGGCGGTTCACAATATCGCTGGTGGTGCAGGCGTTGCTCTGGCTCTTCAGCACAACTATATCGGCGGTGGTGACATTCGCGACTCGGTTCCTGCAGGTGATACCGGCGCGGCCATCATGTGCGAAGACGATGTGGATTACCACATGCTGGTCAAAGCAGGCGAAGTGTTGCTGGAAAACGAAGGTCTGGTTTCTGCCGGTGACGGCACGCTGGCCAAGTCAACCACACCAGCCACCGACCAGGTCCTCTTTTATTCACGCGAAAAAATCACCGTTGGCGCTGAAGCTCAGCTCGTGAAAGTTCGCAAATCAGGGAAAGCAACCGCATGAGCATGATCGTATTCAACAAAAAGCTGATCACCGAGCACAACCAGGTGAAGCAGGCGTGGAATCAGCTGCTGATGCAGCGTGAATCCTTCAATATCAACCAGAACACCATTTCCGCCCAGTACGGCGGCGCGCTGGAAGTTAACCAGGCCGCGCTGATTTCCAAAGACTATTGGCGCGAAGTGGATAACATCACCACCCGAGTCTTCCGTAATGACGAAGGCAACGGTCTGTTGGATGATCTGCTCGGTCTCGGTACGCCGATCTCTATCGGCAAGACAGCGGCGTTGTACCGCGTTTCCAGTGACGCTGGCAAGGTTCATCGCTCACTGACGGGCCACGTGCCGGAAGAGCTGGATAAAGTCATCTACGACGAAGCTGGTGACCCAATCCCGATTTTCAACACTGGCTACGGCCGTGAATGGCGTGAATGGAACGGCATGCAGTCGGAAAACCTCGACGCGATGGCTGACGATCAGGAAGCGCACGTTGCGGCTATCCGTGAAGACATGGCTGACTACATGCTGTCAGGCGATGCGAAGGTGAAGGTGAAAGGCTACGTCGGCGCAGGTATCACCAACCACGCCAACACCAATCAGGTGGATCTGAGCGCGTCCGGTCTGAACATCGACCTGACCACCGCCAACCCTGACGAGATGGTCGCGTTCTTCACTGGCCCGTTCGCGAAGCTCTTGGACGATAACTACGTGCAGGAGAAGGTGAAGGTGTGGGTGTCGCCTGACATCATGCGCAACATGAGCAAACCGTATTCCTCCGCTGCCGGCTTCAAAGAAGGCACCGTGCTGGAGTACATCCTGCGCTACGGCCGCATCGAGTCTGTTAACCAGACCTTTAAGCTGACGGGTAACCACTTCATCGCGTACGTGCGCAATTCGCAGTACATCAAGACGCGCATCGCCGCGCCGGTTGGTACCTTCATGATCCCGCGTCAGAACCCGTTCGACAACTACAACTCTCTGGTCTGGAGTGCTGTCGGTCTGCAGATTAAGCGCGATTTCAACGGTCGCTCTAAAGTGTTCAACGCACAGGGTTGAGGGGCTTCGGCCCCTTTTCTTCGGGAGAGAGCATGAAAAAGTTAAAAGTCGAGAAAACTGGCTGCTGGGGAACGATTGACGGCGTATTCCAGCAACTGCCGGTTGGTCATGAGTTTGTTGCGGTTGATGTGCCGCCAGCTTTCGCTGGCCGCGTCTCGGTCGTTGGCGAAGTTGAAGAGCAGGAGCTTGAAGTTGCCACACCTGGTGCTGACGATAAACCTGCAGAGCAGGCAGAGCAGGCAGAGCAGGCAGAGCAGGCAGAGCAGGCAGAGCAGGCAGAGCAGGCAGAGCAGGCAGAGCAGGCAGAGCAGGCAGACACCTCCGCTAAATCGAAAAAGGCGAAATAACCATGGCTGACCCAATCACAGCGGCAGACGTGCAGGCGTTCCTCGGTGAATTGGGTTACTCCATCCCGGGCGCGCTACTGGAGCCGATCCTCTGCGTGGTGAACAAGATTATCCCGTGCCTCGATGGTGCGGGGTATGACGAGTGCACCGCGAAGCTGATCCTGATGTATGCCGCCGCGCTTATGGCTACGTCGTCCGGTGCGCGCCGCATCAAATCGCAGGGTGCGCCTTCTGGCGCGTCACGCTCGTTTGAGTACGGTGACGACAGCATCACCTGGCTACGCGACTCGCTGGCCCGGCTCGATACCAGCGGCTGCACCGGCGAGTTGCCGATCAGCGCCGGTAACAGCGTCGGCCTGTTCATGGTGGTCGGGGGCTGCTGATGACGTACAAATCAGTTAAGCACGGCCTGCCGCGTTCTTTCACCCGCGTCTGGGTGATGACCGACACCGGGCGGGAGACGACCGGCTACGTGAAATCGGATGGCGAGTGGTTCATTAACTGCCCGCGCATTCGGGCGACTGGCGCGAAGGTGCTGCGCTGGAAGGAGGGCTGATGTCATCGGTAGCGAACTGGAGCTATACCGCCACGGCTACCATCTGGCGCAAGCTGGAAGGCAATGACGAATACGGCGACCCGCTGGGTTATGCCGCGCCTGAGCAAATCCTCTGCGATTACGAGGGCGGGCTCAGTAAGAAGTTAGCCAACCTTGGTGCTGAAATCGTCGTGAAGAACACCGTCTGGACGGAGTTCGCGCTGGCGGCCGCAGGTGATTACCTGCTGATTGGCGTTTCGACCGAAGCGGACCCGGTTGTGGCCGGTGCCGACGAGGTGCGGCAGGTTATCCGCTACGCCGACACGTTCGAGCGAGTGGCGGATGATTACGCCATCCTGACGGGAGCGTAGTTATGGGCATCAAAGTGAAGGGGATCAGCCAGGCGAAGAAGCATCTGAACGATGTCATCAACGACGTAAAGGGGCGAAAGGTAATCCGCGCGCTGCAGTCGGCTATGATTCTAATCGGAGCTCGGGCGGCCTATTACACCCCGATCGACACCTCTACGCTGATTAACAGCCAGTTTCGGGAAATCGACGCAGGCGGCGTGTTCATTACCGGGCGCATCGGCTACTCAGCCAACTATGCTGCCTACGTCCATGAGGCGTCAGGTAAGCTGAAAGGCCAGCCGCGCGCACACTTCGGCGTGACCAGCAACCGATCTGAGTTCGGCCCGCAGAAACCGAAAGAGTTCGGCGGCGGGACCGGAACTGGCAACTACTGGGATCCGCATGGTGAGCCGCAATTCCTGACCAAAGGCGCGAATGACGAGCGCGATAATGTTGACGCGGTGATGCGCAAGGAGCTTTCGCTATGACACCCATGATGCACGAGCGGGTGCGCAACATGTTCGGCGACGCCGGGTTAACGACCGGCTTCACGGTGCAACAATTGATGTACGACGACCCGGGCGACCTGTCGAAGGCGATCATGGTATTCAGGCCAAACGGCGGATCTGACATCAGAACCGATCTCGGGAACGAATACCACGTCCTTGTCGATGTCGTAGGTGCGAAAGATAAGCGCAAAGCGGCGCTGGAGGCCGCTAACCGCATCGTCGATTACGTCAAGGCTAACCCCATGGCTGACGAGTGCGTTGGCTACATCCAGAACATGGGCGCAATCCCCGCGCCAGTGCTCACAGAAGAAGGGCGAATAGTCTTCCGATTGCAATTTGCATGCACGTTTGGCGAATAGCCATTCCCAACCAAATAACCCGCTCCGGCGGGTTTTCTTTTATACGTCAAAGAGGAGTTTCACATGGCTAATTGCCAGAACTCGAACGAGCGCCTTTTCGGCGGTGCGGTCGTGCTGGAGGTCGCCGATGGCTGCCCGGATGTCAAACCACTCGAATCAGAGTGGAAGGCGCTGGCTGCTGGTACGTCGAAAGGCTTCGACTTCAACCCGAACTCGGTTACCTCTGATGCGGATGACGGCGGCGGCTATGTCGAGACCATCATCACCAACAGTGATCTTACCTTCAGTTTTGAAGGTGAAGTGCGCAAGAAGGACAAGCTGGATCAGTACGGCGTCGGCAAATTCATTAAGTACTTTGCTGACGAGCTTGCTGCCAAGCGTCAAACGGGCATCTGGGTGCGAATGGAGTATGGCCCGGTTGAATTCATCGGCTACATGAACATTACTGCGCTGAGCTCTGACGGTGGCACTAACGATATCGTCACGTTCTCTACTGAGTTCAAGGTCGGTGACGCGAGCACTATCGAAGTGAACGAAATCACTGCGGTTGCGGTGACTGGCGTGACGGTAACCCCGACAACCAGCACCGGCACGGCAGGCGGTACCAGCACCTTCACGGTGAACATCGCACCAACCGGCGCAACGAACAAAGACTTCACTGTAGCGACAACCGACGCGACCAAAGCAACTGCCACCGCCTCCGGCAACACGGTTACCGTGACGCGTGTCGCCACCGGCAGCGCGCAGATCATCATCAACACCGAAGACGGCAACTTTGTGGCCGTGCATACGGTTACCGTTACCTAACGGACATTCCAAAGGGCGGCGTGCTGCCCTTGATAATGACCGTTTACTGGAAGGCCTATGACCGCTTTAACCGATATTGGTGAACTCTCTATCAGCGACAGCCGTGAGGGAGGCAAAGATTACCTGCTACGGCCTTCATTCGAGGCCATGACCAGGATCGGCACTCCGGAAGAGATTGTGCAAGCGTACGCCACCATCCACGGCAATGATGTCGCTCAGCTGATTGAGGTTTGCGCTGGCACGCTGGGGCGCTTTCCTGAATGGCTATCTCCATCATTCAATCGCGCTGCTGAGAAGCTTTTATCAACGTGCATGCTGGTGCTGCAGGCGTGCTGCGATGACGACCTGACACCGATGATCGGCGAGTGGAAAGGGTGGCGGCACTGCGTCGTATACCGCCCGGGCCAGATGCCTAAGAACGACATTATCGTGCTGGCGCAGCACCTCATGCAGCACGGTGTCGTCGGAAAGGCAAAGGTTCGCCAGCTGCAGCGCCACGAAACGGGCGCGAGAACGAACGAATTTAAAGCTTTCGACTACATCAGCGCGGCACGCAGCCACTTTGAAATGAACCGAGCCGAAGCCTCTCAGTTAACGATGACCGAGTTCCAGATGCTGCTGGCGGCGAAATACCCGGACCAGAAAGGCTTCACTCGAGAAGAGTACGACAGCATCGCCGACGAATACCTGGCTAAACAGGCCGCACGCAGGGCAAAAGCAAAGCAATAACCGGAGAATGACATGGCAGGTGAGAAAAACGCCGGTAGCATCGTTTATGAAATCAGCGCCTACGTTGAGCCGCTGCTGCAGGGCGGGAAACAGGCCATTGATGCTCTGGATAAACTGGATGCTGCAGCCCAGCAGTCCGGAAAGGGAATGGATAACCTCGATCAGAGCGCGTCCCAGACCGGTTCCGCGTTTACTGAACTGGCCGGTTATGCCAACTCCATGGACAACCAACTGCGCAAGCTGAACGCGAGCGTTAGCGGTATTGCACGCGCTATGGAGGAGGCTCGCACCGGTACCGGAAGCACAACGAGCGAGTTTAACCGAGCAAATGCTGTTATTGAGGCACTCGGTAACCAGGTTGCGATCCTTGAAGAGGCGCAGGTGAATGGAGCCAGAAGTGCCGCGGTATTCGCGTCACAGCTAAGAGCAGGAATTAACGCAACCGAGGAAGAAAAGCGCACTATCGCGGAGCTGGCAGGTGCATTTTATGACATGAAAGCCTCATCGGATGCGGCCGCTAAGTCTGCCGCATCAATAGCGGCAGCTACTCAGCGAGCAGAATCATCAATATCCGGGCTGGAGAAAGAAGTATCCATCCTGAACACCGAAATGCAGGCTGGATCGCGAAGTGCAGCTATCCTTGCGGCTCAGTTAAGTGCTGGAGAGGGAGCATCTGACGCCCAAAAAGCCAAGATTGCTCAACTTGCAGGTGCTCTTTTTGATATGCGTGAGGCTCAAAAGTCAGCCTCAGCCGCATCTGCAGAAGCCGCTAAGCAACTTTCCCAGCAGGCGAATGAAGCCAACCGAATCAGCGGAATAACCTCTGACCTCTCTAATCAAATCGCGATCCTGAGCGAGCAACAAACCAATGGTGCTCGCAGCGCCGCAATCCTGGCCGCCCAATTACGAGCTGGGGCAAGCGCAACGGAAGCCGATAAGCAGAAGATAGGCGAGCTTACCGGTCAGCTGTTCGACATGAAGCGCACAACAGACGTTGCAGCTGGTGGGAGTAAAAACTGGAAGTCCAGCATGCAGCAGGCTGGGTATCAGGTTCAGGACTTCATCGTACAGGTACAGGGCGGGCAGTCTGCTCTCGTTGCGTTCTCGCAGCAGGGGTCGCAGCTTGCCGGTGCCTTTGGTCCTGGCGGTGCCGTGGTTGGCGCTATAATCGCTCTTGGTTCAGTCCTGGCTGGCGTGCTAATTACTTCTCTCAATGGCGGTAAAAACGCCATGGATGCGCTGAAAGACGCAGCTGAAGCGATGGATAAGGTGATCACCATTTCCTCGCAAGGCGTGGCCGCGCTTTCAGACAAGTACGCCGCTCTGGCGCGTGTAAATGCTGACGTTGCAACACTGCTCCGTAATCAGGCGCTGCTGGAGTATAACCAGGCCATCTCAAAGATTCCGAAGGCCATTAGTGACGCGTCTGATGCTTTCATTACGTTAGGCGACCGCGCACTGGCGGCGGTAGGTGGGGCGTCTCCAAGCATCAAGAAATTTAACGATGAGCTTTCTGCGCTTGGTGTTACCACCACAGACTGGAGCCAGGCCATTCAGCAGGCCAACAGCCAGGGACAGTATGCTTCTGGCATTGTTAACTCTTTATCTTCGACGGTCAGCACGCTTTCTTCCCGTCTCGGCATCAGCAAGCAGTCAGCGTTTGATCTTGCAAGAGAACTATCAGACCTGAGCAATAACCCGTCCCCGGAAGCACTTCAGGAACTGGCGAAAAAACTCCAGGAAATGAAGTCCTCATCCAAAGATGGGCAGTCAGCCATTGCTGAACTGGCTGGTAAGCTTGTCGATCTGGCGAGAGAGGCGGCCAATGCGAAGATCAACGTCGACAGCCTCAACAAGTCCACAGACAACCTCACGGCCGGGCAGAAGAACCTTATCAAGCAGTCTGAGCGAAACCTTGCTCTGTCGAAACTACAGGGTGAGGCCCGCGCGCGGCTGCAGGCGCAATACGCTGCCGAAGATGCCGGGTTTGCGAAGGATGATCCGCATGCCAAGCAGATGGAAGATGATGCTGCTGCTACGTACAAAAATACGCAGGCGCAGAAGACGCTTCAGTCTGAGCAGAAAAAGGGAGCCTCCCAGGCTGATTCTATTGCCCAGAAGCTGGCGAACCTGAAACAGCAGTCAGAACTTGCCGCCGACTCAACGAACAAGCTGAGTCGCGAGCAGGCCATCCTGAATGCGCAGCAGTCGCTCGGGAAAGGAGCCACTAAAGAGCAGATAGCGCTGGCCGGTCAGTATGCGGCAAAAAAATGGGATACAGCCAACGCCATCAAAGCTGAAGCTGCAGCTCAGAAGCTTCTCCCCGAAGCGGCTGAGAACGCCAGTTACAAACAGGATGTTGAGGATCTGAATACGGCGCTGGCTGCGAAGAAAATCAGCCAGGAACAGTACAACCAGACCTCAGAACGACTGGCGGCAACGCACCAGGCTAACCTCGCGAAAATTCAGGCTCAACAGGCTGTAACTCCACAGCAGGAGGCTGTCGGCGGAGTTGACCCTGTTCAGCAACTGGCTAACGAGAACGCCCAGAAACTCGCGCTTATTCAGTCATACGAGCAGCAGGGGCTGATAACTCACCAGAACGCCATGGCATTGCGTGCTGCAACTGACACGCAGTATGAGCAGGCGCGCATCGCTGCCCAGTGGGAGATTTTCCGCAACCAGAGTATGGGTAATGAGTTGCTGGCCGCGAGTTTTGACTCTCTCGCAGGCAATGCATCCAATGCCTTTACCGGGATCCTGACCGGAAGCATGTCGGCACAGGAGGCAATGCAATCTCTCGCCAGCAACGCCCTGAATAGCCTGATTAACGGCTTCGTTCAGATGGGAGTCGACTGGGTTAAATCAGCCGTGATGGGTGCTGCTGCGCAAACTTCTGCGATAGCCACAACCACTGCGGCTCAAACCGCAGGATTAGCGACAACCACTGCGGCAAGCACCGCGGCGGCCACGACAACAATGGCAGTCTGGACGCCAGCTGCAGCCGTCGCCTCAATCGGTTCTTTCGGTGGTGCTGCGGCGATCGGTATTGCAGCTCTTATCGCGGCTATGGCGTTGGCTGGTGGTATTGCTGGCAAGCGTAAGAACGGCGGGCCGGTATCTGCGGGCCGTACGTATCAGGTAGGTGAAGGCGGTATGCCTGAAATCTATCAGGCGTCGAACGGCAGCCAGTACATGATCCCCGGCGACAACGGCAAGGTCATCAGCAACAAGCAGATGAATGCCGGTTCCGGCGGCGGTTCTGTGCCTGTCACTATCAACATTCAGAACTATACCGGTGCAACTGTCGACGCGCAGGCGACCCAGAACGGTAACGGTGTGACCATCGATATGATTGTGGCGGACATTAACCAGGGCGGCCGCATCGGCCAGGCCATCCAGCAGAATCATCAGGCACCACGCAAAGCAAGGGGATAACATGCCAATTCCGTACCCTGACTGGTTGCCGCTGGCCCAGAAAGGGAAATCACCAACTACAGACACCGGGTTTCGCGTCGACCAGCCTACGGTCGGCGTGCCGGTGTTTCAGAAATTAACAGACGACCTGAAGACGTCCTTCTCGTTGACGTGGATATTCACCCAGGATCAGCACCGGGCATTCATGCAGTGGTTGCGCAGCCCTAACTACCTCGACAACTGCAATCAGTGGTTTACGATGCCGCTTGGCACCGGGACCGGAGACACAGGCGTAGAGGTGCAGGAATTGCACTTTCTCTCCTGGCCGTCATGGTCACAGTCTGGGTCTATTTTCACGTGGAGCGGTGATGTCGTTGCGCGCGAGTTGGTTAACTCAGATGACGAGTTTGACGACATTATTGTTGAGCTTCCGCCACCATGGGCTTCATGGCTGGATATCATTGTCACGGGCTATCCTGACGGGCGCGACCCGGAGAGTTTACCGAAGGTGCCATAATGCCGACGCTCAGAGAATTTCAGAGCCGAAGGCCAAACCGAATCCTGTACGAAACCATCACGTTTTACAGCCCGGTCTTTGGCTATATCAGGCTCGTTAATAACCAGATTTTCCCCAAAACGCTTGGCGGACAGGTCTACACACCATGCCGCATGGAGTTAACAGAAAGCCAGCAGAGCAACACGCCGATTCTCGACAGCACCGTAAAATTTGGTCGACTGGCGCAGGACTTCAAGCAACAGCTCAAGCAGTGGAAAGCCTACTCGCGTATCACGCCTATCTCGGCGACGTACCAGCAATTTGACGCAGCTGACATGTCCACGGCCATCAAGTCGTGGACGCTCTACGTCAGCGACTGCTCGATGGACGACAAGGACGTAACGTGCAGCCTGACGCGCGTAAACCCGCTCAATCGTAACGTAGGTCGGCTGTACACAGTCGAAGAATACCCGGGGCTCCAGAATGCTTAAAGACGACTTCATCTCGCGTGTTGAGGGTATCCCCTGGAGTAACCGCGCCTGCAGCTTTGACGCAGCTGACTGCTGGGGCCTGGTGGTGCTCTTTTACCGCCACGTTCTGGGGATCGAAATTCACCAGACGGTGGATTACGAATCCGGGCGCGACTTCATGACGTGCTATGGCGCTGATGTCGTGTTCTGGCAGCCGGGCGCCACGTTCACTGAGAGCGGGATCTTCGTCGCCTGGGTTGGCAGCCAGCCGGTGCATGTCGGCCTGATTGTCAACGGTCGAGCGCTGCACAGCCGCGGGGAAAATGGACACGTCCGGTTCGACGCCATCCGGACAATTCAGAAGCTTTTCACCAGAGTGGAGTTTTACACATATGCCGGTAATCGAGATTCAGCGCGTTCCTGGGATGCCGAAGGACCGGACGGTAGTTAAAACCGGCACGGTATTTTCGGAGTGGCTTGAGCAGGAAAGTTTTCACCGCGATATCCGCATCAACATTAACGGCAATGAGCTGCAGCCAGATGATGAGCTGGAGTTTGCACTTCAGGACGACGACCGGGTAATAATTTTCGACCAGCCGAAGAGCGGCGGTCTTGTCGGCACGTTACTAAACCCACTTGAGCACCTGAACCCGATCAAGTTCACCCAAAAGGTGTTGTCTTCACTGATGCCGAAGCCAAACACGAATGCTGGTGCAGGGAACAGCAAAACATCACCGAATAACAGCCTGAAGGGGCAGACTAATATCGCGCGCAATGGCGAGGCCAAGCCGGACAATTTCGGCCAGGTCCGCTCTTTCCCTGACCTGGCTCAGGAATCGCTTTTCGAATATATCAACAACCTAAAATACATCACTGAGCTGATGGTGTTCGGCATGGGTAAATACGACGTAACGTCTGTTCGCTTTTCTGAGTCGAATCTCGGCTCTATGGCCGGTGCCAGCTACATCATTTACCAGCCAGGTGATGTCATCCCGGTGGTGAATGAGGGTTATCAGTTCGACGATGTTGACGGGCAGGAAGTGCCGGGCCTTAACGAGAGCGACGATTTCCCGATCGAGACTGCGACAGCAAATACCGTCATCAGTGGTGTATACGCTGGCGGCCAGATAGCGATGAAAATCGTTAAACAGGCGGACTTTGACTACTTCGCTGACCTGACTTTCCCTCATCCGGTAACGTTCACTATCAACGTTACCTACCCGATCACCGGCGGAACTCGCACGGAAGATGTCACGCTGTCGGGGCGCCTCATCAGCTTTGCGGAGACAAACGATGGATCAGTCGTCAGCCCTGTTTACTATTACACTTTCACATTCGACAGCCTGAATGGCCCATCCATTCCGATTCAGGATGCGACTATCAACACGACGAAGTTCATTCTTAACGATAACGCTGCGCTGATCGTCGGTCCGTTCTTCTCGCCAATACCATCAAGCCAGCTGTGGCTGCATACACAGTCCGGGCTGGGCGGGAACAGCGAAACGAACTGGGTGGTAAACATCTGGAAAGTGGACAATGACAATAACCTGATCCCCGGAACAGAGCAGACGTTTACGTACCGGCAAACCACTCCGCACGACTACATGTCGGAGACGTTCAACCGGACTGACAAGCTCACCCCGACTGGCGGGTTTGGGCGCTATGCGATCACCTTCCAGAGGACCGATAACAGCAGCGACGCGAGCAAGCTGCAGGTCGAAGAGATTCATGCGGTAAACGTCAGGACGAACGTCGTTCACGCTGAAGATTCTCTGGTAATGGTGAAGGTCCGGGCTACCGAGAACGCCACAAGCGGGCGCGACAGGAAGTACAACGCGCTGATCACACGCCACGTCATCAGCTACAACATGACGACGCAGCAGGTCGACAACACGCTCAGGCCATCGCGCAAGTTTGCAGATATTGCGCTGTTTAACTGGCTGGTTGTCGGGCAGCAGCCGGAGTCGAGCATTGATATTTATGGCCTGTACCAGATCCAGGCCGAAATCGACGCTATCGACCCGCGGCTGGGGTATTTCGATTACACCTTTGACGATGAGGATGTATCGCTCGGTTCGCGCATGGAGACCATCTGTGACGCTGCCAGCGTATCGGTTTACGACGACAATGGCGTGCTGTCATTCACCAGAGACAGCAAAAAGGCATCTGCGGCCACGATATTCAACCGCTCGAACACCAAACCTGATGGTTACTCGCTCTCCTACGACATGACGCTGCCTGGTGGCTACGATGGCGTAGAGGTGCAGTATCGCAACCCGGACACCAATAAGCAGGACTTTGTCCGGTACCGTATATCCGGCAATTCCATAATTGAAGGATCGCCAGCCAAGGCGAAGAAGTTCGAAATGCTGTACGTCAGGAATCGCTTTCAGGCCGACGAGCGCGCGCTGCGCGAGTGCAAGCGGCTTATCTACTCCCGCATGACCATGCAAATCACCGCCATGGCAGACGGCGAGTGGGTAAACATTGGCGATATGGTTCAGGTGCCGGACACATACGACACCAACCAGCAGGCTGGTTATATTGTGTCGCGGGTCGGGAATGACTTCGAGACGAGTGAGCGTATCAACTTCTCAGGAACCATGTTTGTGCAGGTCACGGATTCATCCGGCGCCATCACATCGCGATACCCGGCGTCTCAGCGCGCTGATACCGCCTTCGGCTTTACCGCTGCCATTCCTGATATCGACCTTAACCTGTTTGATGGTGTCGACGTCCAGTCACCTTCCCGGTACGTCATTGCAACGTCACAGGAGCTCGATGCAGGGCAGTGGACTATCACTGCCAAGCAACCAGACGGAAAGGGCAGCACTGCATTAACCCTCGCTGAGTATAGCGATCTGATTTACCAATAAGACCCATCCCGATCACCCCAACCCGGCCACTGCTCCGGGTTTTTTTATGGAATCAATATGGCTACGCAACCAACCAATCTTCCTGTTCCAAGTGAATCACCACGCGATCTGAAGTTTAACGCAGGAAAAATAGACGAGTTCGTCACTTCCATGGGATGGACTTATACTGATCGCTTTGGTCAGCAACATTACACAATTGAGGGTATTAACTATATTGCCCAGCAGGCAATGGTTGCCTTCGGATATGTGATACTGACAGGAAAAACATTCACCACCGGCGCGACGCTGAACAGCCCTAACGAAGTGCTGCTCAACACTGCGGATGGCGAATATTATAAATGGACCGGATCCTTCGCTTCAGGCGGGAAGATTGTGCCAGCAGGATCAACGCCAGCCAGTTCGGGTGGGATTGGGCCAGGGGCATGGATTGGCGTTGGTGATGCCTCGCTGCGTAGCGACCTGGCGTCTGGCGGTAAGGCTGCGTTGGTTGGCTATGGCAGCACTACCGTGAAGGGTGCTCTTGACGATCTTTATGCGGCCAATGCTGCTCAGAATGGGAAAACCGGCTTTGATACTATTGGTCGCTTTCTTAACCTGGCTGAACTCCGTGCACAGGCACCTTCATCAACCGGGCAGATTGTCTTTGTTGCATCGGCTGCAAGCGCTACCGCAGCGGAAAAGCATTACGGTGGAGGCTATTTCCAGTCGTTCGATAACAGTGTCTCCCCGCTGACAGATGATGGCGGGATCGTTATTATCCCGTCGACTGGTACGCTCGCCTGGCGCCGCATTAACTTCACTGCCTACGATATGCAGTTCTGGGGCGTTAAGCCTGATGGTGCGACAGATAATGCGGCGGCAATTACTAAGGCAGTTCAATTTGCAAAAACTAATCATGTTGAACTGATTTTCCCCTCAGGCAATGTAAAGTCATCACAAGCATTTCCTTTCTACTCCAGAATGTCAGTGAGGGGATCGGGGAGGGAAAGTTCATTTTTCAGCAAAACAACAAATAACGCCTTTACTATTTCTACTGGCGTAACAGCAGATGCCCTACTCGTATTCCTCCCTGACGTATATAATCCAACGGGCACAACGATGGATACCTTCTGCTTTAAGCCAAAGCTAGAGGGAATTACATTTCAGCGAGATGCTGTCACTGCCAGCAACATGTGTTACTACAGTGTATGGGCTGAAAAATTAGCGGCACCGGTCATGAGGGATTTAAATTTCATAGGCCATTATATAGGGATGTACGGTAAAAACTGGTTCCTGTTTGAGGCAACATCCGTTCAGTTTTTGGGTATTAATGGCAGGACATATGAGGGGATAAGCTGTGTAAATGTAAGCGGATCAACTTACTCACTCTCCGGAACAAGCCTAAACTGGCATCTTGTGAGTGTCGTTAACGCCCAGATAAGTTACGATATTGCAGGTCAGCAGTATTGTCATCTGGATACATGCACAGCTGAAGGAATTAAGCCTATACCTGGCGAGACTCTGGCTACTGCATTTAGATTTACCAACCCTACATCAATAACTTTAACTTCATGTGGAACCGAGTCTGTTCAAGGTGAGCAGTTCAGGGTTGAAATGAAAACTACTCCATCATTTAAAGGATCGGTTGTCATAACAAACTTCCAGACAGTAGATCAGGTTAATCCTGCCACGCCAACAAAATTCTTTGTGGTTGATTCTGCAGGTGCCGGAACGCTATCTGTTTCACTGATAGGCGGTGAATTGACAAGAAACACCTCTCTGCCGAACCTACAACAGCCGACATTGTCTGGAACTAACTGCGTGCTAAGTAATGTTGGGTGTTGGGTCGAGGCACCAGCAACTGCTGGTGGTGCCGTTTACAAGGCTCTTTAAAATAATAGGCGGGAAACCGCCTCACTTTTTGATGAATTTGTATTCTACATACTTAAAAGTATATGCGGTAAGAATTGTTGTAATAGCTACAAGTGACAGGACAAGCATCCAAAACCAAAGTATAGATATATTGTTTAAATTGAAGGTAGAACCAATGGCTTTGATAACCAATGCGTTAATTATTAGATGAAGAAGATAAGAGCTATAACTTGCCTCGCCAAGATAGACCAGAGGCTTAAATGTAAAAACTGAAGGCTTTGCCATTACTACCACATTAAATAGAATCGTAGTTATCAAAAATCTTTCCCATCCATACCCACTTAACATCGTGTAAAGCAAAGAAGCAATTGTTAATACTGAAGCAACCGAGAAGAAAGTATTTATGGTTTTATTACCACTTAGAATGCTCGATACTGCCGTCATCTTATTGAAAAGGAGCGCAGACAGAGCGCCAGAGATAAAATAAACCCAAACAACCTGTCCTGAATACAAGTCATTCGCTGCATATCCGGCCACAAGCACAGAACCGACAACTGCAATTGATTTGAATCTAATTGCCGCACATATAACTGGGAGTATGCAATAGAATTTCCATTCATAAGGGAGTGTCCATATCACTGCGTTTAATGAATAAGTCCTAAATCCATTCACCCATATATCACTACCAAAAAAACCAAATCCAAACAGGTTTATTGCCTGTCTTGCTGTTGTTACTAAGTCCTGACCTCCGCGCGACCATATCAATGTCAGCACAAGGACGATAGCTGATGCTATCAGGTACATAGGTACTAGTCGCTTAACGCGAGCGACAAAAAACATATCCCAGTTAATTTTATTCCCAGTTTTTATTATCTTATCAAAGAATAAAAAACCTGTTATACAAAAGAAAATCTGCACTCCAACATCACCGGCATGAGCGAAAACCCAGAAGTTAGATGTGTCAATTGCTGAGGGATTTAATCCATTATTAGACAGAGAAAAAACCGCATGATTTAAAACAACAAGAAGAGCAGCAACACCACGAATTCCGTCAACATGAAAATAACGTTTACCTGAGAAATCAATGTGCTTGTAAAAATCAAAGCCCACTAAAACTCTGTTTATTCCTATTGATACCAAAAGGCATAACAACACAATTCCAATGTAAAATAAACTTTCCATCCAGATTCCGTATAACGAGTTGTCGCATCAGTGTTAAAAAATAAGCGAATCAATGATAATAATCAGAAGGTTACAATCACACTGAGCTTTTATCAACAAAACATATGAAAATAAGTGACGCGACAATCGAAAAACTCCTATGACCAAGTACAGAATTCCTTTCAGTACTCAGCACTTACCAATCATCACCATAAACGAGCTTGATCTACACCATCGATCAATCATACTGTATGTATATACAGTTGTTATCGGAGGTGCATCATGGGATTCCCATCGCCAGCAGCAGATATACATACTCCCTATTTTGCAGACATAGAGTCATTTTTACCCCAATCAGCAAGCGTTGTTGAAACGCATGAAGGTTATGATGTCATTGAGAAATCAGCGCTGTTGAAGCGCGGAGACACATTGCTCATCTATTTTTGCGGCCGCCAGCAGCACGCATACTGGGCTGGTGATGCACTGATCACTGATGATGGAGAGGCCATAGAGGGCGAGGCGCTTGATGATGTTAGCCTTGTTGGCGTGGTCACGCATACCATTATCCCTGTATGGGTAGACGATAATCCGGTGATGTGATGTTTGCCCTGGTAGATGTGAACTCGTTTTATGCGAGCTGCGAGACGGTTTTCCGCCCGGATCTGTGGGGTAAGCCGGTTGTTGTGCTCTCGAATAATGATGGCTGCGTGATCGCCCGTTCGGCGGAGGCAAAAAAGATCGGCATTAAAATGGGCGATCCTTATTTCAAGTGCAAAGACTACTTCCGACAGAATGGTGTTGTTTGCTTTAGCTCAAACTACGAGCTTTACGCCGACATGAGCAACCGGGTGATGACCACGCTGGAGGAAATGAGCCCTCGCGTCGAAATTTACAGCATCGACGAGGCCTTCTGTGACCTCACTGGCGTGCGTAATTGCCGCGTGCTGGAAGAGTTCGGACATGAACTGAAAGACGCTGTGCGCAGGAATACCGGTCTGGCCGTCGGCGTAGGCATCGCCCAAACAAAGACGCTGGCAAAGCTCGCCAATCACGCGGCAAAGACATGGAAGGCCACTGGCGGCGTGGTGGACCTGTCGAATGTCGACCGCCAGCGAAAGCTCATGGCATTGCTACCAGTAGATGAGGTCTGGGGATTTGGTCGTCGCATCAGCAAGAAGCTGGAAGCTATGGGCATTAAGACCGTGCTCGACCTGGCTGACACTCATGTTGCCGTGATCCGCAAACACTTTAACGTCGTGCTGGAGAGAACGGTGCGCGAGCTGCGCGGAGAGCCATGCCTGGAACTGGAAGAGTTCGCGCCGGTTAAGCAGGAAATCGTCTGCAGCCGGTCATTCGGGGAGAGGATTACAGAATACGAACAGATGCGACAGGCTATCTGCAGCTATGCCGCCCGCGGCGCTGAGAAGCTACGCGGAGAGCATCAATACTGCCGGTACATATCGGCGTTCTTGAAGACATCTCCGTTTGCGCTGAACGAGCGGTATTACGGCAACAGCGCATCCGTGAAGCTGCTGACCCCGACGCAGGACAGCCGCGACATTATAACCGCCGCTACCAGGTGCCTGGATGCTATCTGGAAGGATGGAAACCGGTACCAGAAGGCGGGGATCATGCTCGGTGACTTCTTCAGTCAGGGGGTTGCTCAGCTAAACCTGTTCGACGAGAACGCGCCGCGCGAAGACAGCGCACAGCTGATGCAGGTACTCGACCAGCTCAATGCCAAGGGTGGAAAAGGCACGCTCTATTTTGCAGGCCAGGGCGTACAGCAGCAGTGGCAGATGAAGCGGGAAATGCTTTCGCCGCGGTACACTACGAGATACTCAGATCTGCTCGTTGTCAGGTGACGGGATCAATTAACTCCGAGCCCTGATTTTTCACATTCCCCACAGCGCGCGTCACGGCGTGCCAGATAAACTTGTCGGCCGGCACGGCTCCGTCGGCCGCTATCTCTTCAGCTTCTTTCCCTCCTACATCCTGACGCATCCATTCGCGCGCCGCTTCAGGTGACAGAACCAGCGGCCGGCGGTCGTGAATATCGACCAGGCCTTTGTCAGCCGCAGACGTCACAATCAGAAAACCTTCTGCTTCATCGCCGCGCTCAAACGGTGTGCTGCCGATCGCCGCCATGAAAATGGGCTGACCGTCAGCGCGGTGAATGAAGTAGGGCTGTTTCTTGTCGCCTTCCTTCTTCCATTCGAACCATCCGTCCGCAAAGCAGATCGCCCGACCGTCTTGCCACAACGGCTTAAACATTCTGCTGGTGGCCGCCGTCTCGACGCGCGCGTTAATCAGTGGTTCTTTATCCCACCACCCGGGCGCGTATGACCATAGCACCGGATCAAGATGCAGTTGCTCGTCTCGTTCGCTCAGCAGCAGAACTTTTGTCCCGGGTGCCACGTTGTACCGGCCAATCGGTTCCGGGTCATATGCGATGTCGCGATCGCCTTCGTCGGCCAGGTAAGCCAGATACTCTTCACGGGTTTGTGCTTGTGCAAAACGTCCACACATAGAAACCTCCAGTCAGTCAGACTGAAAGTATAGGGCAGGGAGAAAAAGTAGCGCGCGCTGGTTAAGTCTTACAAACTGATTCGGGGAGATTATGCTGATGAGGATGAAATGCGTAAAGCGGCGTGTTGCGAAACTGGAAGGAGCTACGCAAAGTTTAGCGGTGGGGCATCGTTGGGGCAAAAAATTAGCGCAAAACAACTCAAAACCTCATAAGGCAGTGATTCGTCTTGCGCTAATGCTTTGGTTTTATCTAGCTTCTGACTTACTTCAACTCAGTTCGTCAAAAAGATGCCGCACATGATGATCAAACACTAAGCCCGTCATGCCTGGTCGTATTCGCGGCCAGGCATTCGCCACGCCCGCCAGAAGTGTTATGCAAGATACTCAATTGTCATTATCCATAAGTTTTAAGTGGTTATTCTGTAACGAAAAAACTTGATCTGTATCAACATATGACGCATATTGCGTGCGGTTATTTTTTCGGCTCTGGTATACAGAATGACGTTGTATCAAAAGATGTTGGTTTTTTACGCAATCATGGCTTCCATCTGCGCATTAATTACCTGGTTCCTCTCTAAAGACCGCAAACGTATCCGCCTGCTCAGCGCTTTTCTGGTGGGGTCAACCTGGCCAATGAGCTTTCCCGTTGCGCTGCTGGTCTCGCTTTTCTGAAGCACGCTTCCATTTTTAAAAGATGAATATGGCATTCCAGATACGATAACTGTATAAATACACAGTGCATCGTAAAAGGAGTGCTTATGAACAGTTTTTACTCGCAGCAGGCCGGTTGTACCGTGCGCTGGCATGACCTGCCCGGCACTGGCGATCCCGTTGTGTTCATCCACGGGCTGGGCTGCGCCTCTTCCTATGAATATCCCCGTGTCGTTCATGACCCGCTGTTTGGCTCGCGCAGAGCGATTCTCATCGATTTGCCCGGCAGCGGCTACAGCGACAAGCCTGAGCACTACAGCTATAAAACTACCGACCAGGCGCACGTTGTGGCGGAGCTGATTGACCACCTTAAGCTGGATGCCTTCTGGTTATACGGCCACAGCATGGGCGGCAGCATTGCTATCGAAACGGCGGGGCTGCTGGCAACGCGCGTGAAGGGGCTGATGGTGTCAGAGCCCAATTTTCATGCGGGTGGCGGGATGTTCAGCCGGTCTATTGCAGCGCAAACCGAGCAGCAGTTTCTGAACCAGGGCTATGACGCCATGCTCAGCGCGGAAAAAACGGCGTGGGCGGGGTGTCTGCAAAGCAATGCGCCGTATGCCGTCTGGCGGGGCGCATCGAGCCTGGTGGCGGGCGTGGAGCCCGAATGGGAAGCGCAGTTCCTGTCACTCCCTTGCCCGGTAACGTTGATTTTCGGCGAGCTGTCTCTGCCGGATGACGATGTGGACAATCTGAAGCAAAAGGGCGTTGAGGTAAAAATCATCCCTGCGGCGGGGCATTCAATGTCGTGGGAAAACCCGTCTGCGCTGGCAGAGACGTTAGCCGGGTGTATGACGATGTGATTATTGTGCAATTTATCATCGTTGCGAAATGTAGGCCGGGTAAGCGCAGCGCCACCCGGCAACAAGGGCGGCTACGTTATTAAAGCCCGTAGTGCCTGACGAGCGTCATGCTGAACATCATGCGGGTGCTGGTAATCAATGTTCTCTATCGCGCGGCTATAGAGGGCGACCAGCCAGTCGTAAACGTACGCGGTGGCCGCATGCACAGGCTGTTCTCCCAGTCGCGTCAAGCGAGGCTCGGCGCTGCTGACCACTGGCGTAACGAAGATTGCCTGGCCCTTGCGGATGCGGCTTGCCGGACGTCCCGCCACGGGCGTCTGGTCGTAACCCAGCCAGCCAATGAAATTGCCCATCACGGCATGCAGTTGTGCAGCGCTGCTTTTATCCGCTTCGACGATACGCTGAAGCTGTTGAGGCAGTTCAAGCCGGTAGCTGGTGACCACCAGGACATCCGCAATTTGCTGTAACACCGCTGGTTCCAGCCCAAGACGGGCGGCTGTGGCCTCATTGCGGCTCCACTGGCGCAGATGATTTATCCAGACTCTGTGCGCCAGCCGCGCTTTATCTTTTGTCTGGAACAGGGCGTTGCTTTCCTGTGCATTCTCGGCAAACAGGTCAATGGTGTCCGTAAACAGCCCGTTCACCTGCTCCTCCCGAGGCTGCTGAACGGCGAGCAGCGTTTCAAAGGCTTTCAGCGGCGGCAGCAGGCCTTCAAGCAGTTCGCCGTGGCGGGCGGCGCTGTTTTGCAGCGTGCGCACCATGTTTTCTGCCTGAGCACGTCTTGTCCCCGGCTCCTCAACCAGCGGTGCCAGATAGCTTTGCATAAGCGATGAGAGCTCCTGTCGCAGCAGGCCTTTCAGCGTGCTGAGACGCTTGTGTCGCTGCGCGGGCAGCGTGGCCTGAGAGAGCCACTCGATGACGCGCTGCATGCTGTGGCTGTCCAGCGCCTGCA